GCAACAAGTTGTGGGTCTTTGACCATATCTCTCTGGACTGACTGCCCAAAGTGGTAATAGTTATCGTGTCCAGTCAACTGAATACAGCCCCGACCATGAAACCGCCAACCATCTCCTGATTTTTCATCACGGTTTCCCATTCGATTGGCGTAAATTCTGTTGGCAATCTTCTCGGGCTGGTGGGCGTAAAGGGCAAACTCATCGGGTTGAAACTTGTGTCCAAAGAGCTTTTGTAGGGTTTCGGCTCGATAGTTGAGGTTTTCTTCCAGTGTTTTGAAATGGTTGCACTCGTGGCTGCACTGTCCGATAAAAGCTGCCTGCTTCTTGACATCGTTCATCCCAAACGTAGTAAAAGTCGTAGTCAATGGTTCCGACCATTCAGCACCTATCCCGAGCTGATTGAGCTTCTCAGGGCTTAACATTGACCATCTCCCTTACTTTTTGATAGGTGTCGATACAGGCGTTGAGCTGGGTGATGGCGATGTCCCCGTCTGCTGCGATACTTGCAAGAGCTTTAATAGTCTCTCGCTCAGATTGGCCTGCATCGGTTGTATTTCCGCTGGTAGCTCCGGCATCTGTACTGGCTTGAACGGGACAACTGGAGGGGAGGCGCAACTTGTTACTGTCCACGAGAGCAGTAAGATTATCTTGTTTCGCTTTAACATCATCTTTTGCCTTTCTCAATGCACTATTTACCCCAACCAGCTTTTTGTTCAGCTCGGCTTCTTTGGCTCTTGCTTCTGCATTAAGTCTGTCAATTTCTGCTTGATCTTCAGCAACACGCCTTTGATAACCATGATGATCTGCGACATAGTAACCTCCTAAAATAACTAACACAATACCGCCAATTTGCATGACAAAAGCCTGTGGCTTAAGCATGGGCAGAAACTTGACCAGGTGACTTACCAAATACAACCCTATTCCTACTGCCAACGACAGCAGTGCAAGGTAGTACAAGATGTCACCAAAGAGCCAACTAAGCATTTACACTGGCCCTCGCATGAGCCATTCTCTCACGTTCTGCGTCATCTTCCAAGGTGGGGTGAGACATGGGTGGAGGGGGTGGAGTCCAGCCAGACGGAGAAGACATCATAACCACAGGAGGGGGAGGAGGAGCAACGTAAGCATCCTTGTTGGCCTTGGCTGCATTCATCATATTGGTTGCCTCATTGGTTAAACCCTTGGTCAAAATACCGCCTATCCCGCCCACGATCAGTAACACGATATCATTAAGCATCTTGGTGTATGCTTGATCAATGGGAGCCATAGCCTTGATTGGCTGGGTCACAAAGGTTACCGAATAGAGAAGCGCCAAGGTAATAAAGGCAAAGATTAAAGTCACCATAATGATGACAAACGCCCTGACACGGACTTCTATCTCATCGGCAGACAGGCGTTCCTTGGGGCTGTTGAACAGTGCCAGCAATAGTTCCTTCAATTTTCTTCTCCAGTATGGGGGCTACAAGATATTCAGGACAGTCTTGGTCAAACTCACATCGGGGCTTTTGGCACTGAGCCGCACCAAAGTTGTCAGGATTCTGGCAAAAGTACCTGTAGTTATCACCACAGCTAGTCAACAGTAATAAAACCCAAAGGTATTTCATTTGCCTTCAATCCTAGCCAAAGCCTTGTTTACACGAATCTCCATCATCTTGATGTCTATGTACATCCACGAAAGCAGTGGTATGAATAGGAGAATCACCACCATCAAGACCACGATAACAATGACGAAGAACGAACGATCATCAGCATCAGCCATATCCACGCTATCATTAGAAACGTTATTACTGTAGCTATTGCTTTGTCTTGGATTTCCTCCGCCCTTTGACGCTTTAGCCATGCCGCTTTCCGTTTCTTGTCTAGCTCCGCCTTTCTAGCTAATGCCTGCTGATTGGCAATATGCCCAATCATTTTATTCACCCGACTGTACAAGTCCTTCATCTCAGGAGGCACATGGTAGACCATGTACTCCCTCATCTCTTCATTCAACTTTTCCATCTGCAAATTGGCGATGACCAACTTGATCGCAATGTCGTTTCCTTCTTCGTTGTTGGCAGTCAGCGCCAACTCTTCTTGTTCTTTTGTGTAAGCCTTTAAGCCGTTGTATGCGTGGAAGAACTTGGTGAGGGCATCTGCGACTTGTGCATAGATTTGGTTCTCATCAAATTCAACCCTCTTTTTCGGTTTAGCTTTAACAGGAGTTTGGTTAATCGTGGCTTGTGGCTTTTCTTTACCACCGAAGAGTTTAGAGAAAAACCCAAATATCCCTTTTGCGTCATTTTGGATACCCTTGATATCCCCCACAACTCCGTCAATCTCTTTCTTGGCATCAACGACAAACTGCCGCCCCTCCTTGTACATTTCACAGGATTCTTTGACCAACTTAAATGCTGAGGAAGCCAGAGCGACAAGGGTGAATGGATCAATTTTTACAACCCAAAGAACTTGTGGAAGAACTGCCCTGCCACATTGGGGCCGAGCAGGACTAGGAGCATCACGCCATAGATCAAATACTCAATCTTGGTCATGCGTCTATCGCCTTCTTTGAGCATATCTGCGATCTGCCTATAGCGCTCATCACAGACTGCAACGTGAACGGCAAGGTCTTTTTCGGTATCAGACATTTGGTGTCTCAGGAGTTTGTGCCTGTGCTTCTTTTTGCACTTCTTGAATCAATTGGAACACTTCTTGGAATGGACGTGTTCCAAGGTAAGCCATGATGTTGTTCACAAGAGGTGTTGAGAGAGTAATCTTTTCCATTATGCTGTCCAAGGGAGTGGTTGTGTTGTTGGAGATACTGGGGGATTCTCAAGACTATTGATTTGGCCTTGCACGTTGGCTTCAAAGTTAGCAACACCTTGCTCACCCAAAGATGCTTGCACCCAGCCAATCACTTGTGCTTGTGTAAGTTGAGCGTAGGGTGCAAAGCCTGCCTGAGCATCAGATACGGGGTACTGAGTGTTTCCACCAATACTTGCTGTATGAGTGCCGTCTGTGCCTGTTAGAGTCCAGTTGACGTTGACAACATAACCTGCGTTTGTACCGCTAGGCCATTGTTGCATTGAGTTGATTGTCCATGTCCATGTGTTTACTTGTGCCATGTTATGCTCCTAATTTAGCTTCTAAAGCGGTTATTTTTGCGTTGAGTTCTTTGATTGCGTTAATCATGTGATACATGATGTCTGTTGAATCTACTGCTAAAACACCAGTTGATTCTTGTTTTACACAATCAGGCAATACTTGTTGTAATTCTTGGGCAATGACACCCAATTGAACGCCTTGTTTGGCAATAGCTGAATGTTTTGGCAAATCAGTTACTTCATCTTCTGTGCGGTATTCAAAGTTACGAACTTGGATTGCTGTAATTGCACTTAACCCAACATTATTATCAACAATGTTTTTCTTTAATCTTTGATCTGATGTAACTGACCATGCGGCTGAATTGTTGCCTTGATACATACCACCACCATTGGGGTTGATATATCCAGTGCTACTGCCTTTGTCGTTGTTTTCAAGGTTTCCAGAGCCAATAATAATTGCGCTAGAAATTGAAGAAGAACTAAACCTTGTTGCATATCCAAGACTTAAATTATATGAACCAGTAGTAAGTGTTTGTGCGCCAGAGGCTCCTAAAATTGTATTGTTTGTTCCGCTAGTTACTGCTGAACCAGCATTTTGCCCAACAAAAGTGTTTGCTGAACCAGTTGCGTTATAACCCGCTTGATAACCTACTGCTGTGTTGTTAGATGCTGTGGTGTTATTGAACAGAGCATCCACTCCAATGGCAACTAAAGAACCGCCTGTTGAATTCAATACAGCAGAGTTTTTTCCCATGAATACGTTGTTAGTGCCTGACGATGTGTCTCGACCGGCTTGCATACCGACAGCAGTATTGTTGTCAGTAGTTGTTAAATTCAATGCTTTATATCCAACCGCAGTAATATTTGCTCCTGTGGAATTTGTTTGAGCCGCCAAATTACCTACGGCAACTGAAGTAGCCCCTGTCGTATTACCCGCCAAAGCACTTGCACCCACCGCAGTATTAGTCGATACCGACCCTGCACCTTGACCAACAGTCAATCCATGAATAGATGCATCATTAGTCGTGCTGAATGTTGTTCCGTTGTAAGTAATGCCAGACCCAGTAGCCAAAGCACTTGTACTAGACGCATACACCACACCATTGGCGGTATAGGGTGAACTAATGTTAGCCGCAGTGGACTGGGTAGTGCCGTCTGAAAATGTTATGCTCGGTGAAGAGCCGTTAATCACAGTGGACATTTTATGCTCCTACTTTAGTTTGTAATGCAGTAATTGTTGATTGCATAGATGTTATTGTTTGTGCTTGTGTTGTTACAAGAGTGTTCAGTTCTTGAATGGCTTTAACCATTGTGGGAATCATGTCCCCCATTTTTAAACCCAATTTTGTTTCTGTATCGTTGTATCTAAATGGTGCGACAAGGTCAGGCAACACTTGTTCTACTTCTTGTGCAATAAATCCTGCTACGTTTTTTGCTTCATTTTTAGATTCTTCTGTCCAATCAAATCTACGGGGTTGTAGTGCAAGTATTTGCGTTAAACCTGTTTCTAATGGCTTAATGTTTGTTTTTAAAGATTGGTCAGAAATTGCTGTGATACTGGTATTTGTGGCGTGAATTGTTCCACTAAAATCAACATAAAATCTATATGCACCTGCACCAGTTGAATACATTTGTAGACCACCAGAAGATACTGTGCTAACTGAACTTGTTACAGTTATCCCATAACCGCCATTTTGTGGTGGTTGTAGTGATATTCCTTGATTGGATGTAGGAGCAAATGAAGTAGTCCCCACTAACAAGTTACCACTAGAGTCAAAACGTCCCGCTTCAGTAAAAGTACCACCATTAGGCGTTACAGAAAATGCCATTCCGTAGCCATAATCTCCATCCGTACTATTTTGCTTTACAGCTGAGACACGGGCAAAAGCTTGTGCATCTCCAGCAGAACGATAGTTACCTCCAAGATTTAATGCCCCGCCAACACCAGTAGCCTGTGCAGTTGTATCAATAACTGACAAACCAAATTTGTTTGCGCTAAATACAGCAACCCGATTAGCAGTTCCGCTTTGCGATGTGCCCCCCACCAGCAAGTTACTACTAGAGTCAATACGAGCACGTTCTGTATCATTTGTAGCAAAAATAAGATTGTTTGATCCAGTTGCATCAAGACATAAGTCTGCTAAATTGCCAGATAATACCCATTTTGCACTTCCAATATATCCAAAAGTTGTTCCAGAATTTCCCAACTTCATACCACAACCATTTGTGTTGGTTGAATTAATATTGCAAATTGGACTTGCACTTCCAGATAAATCTAATACATAACTAGGACTACTATTACCAATCCCCACTTGTTGGCTAGAGTTAATCGTCATAGCAGTTGTATTAGCAGTCTGTAGTGCTAATGAACCACTTGTGTCAGAAGTAACAACTACTCCTGCTGATGTTGATGCGTTTATGCTCGCAGTCATCTTACGCTCCTACTTTAGCTTTTAGTGCCGCTATCTCAGCGGATTGGGTTGTGACAAGGGTGTTGAGTTCTTGAATGGCTTTAATCATCATTGGGACAAGTTTGGAATAATCCACACCCATCATTTCATCAGGGTTTGCGGGGACATGGACTGCGTATGGTGCTACTTCTAATAGTTCTTGAGCAATAACACCATAAGTATTGTGTGTGCCATCAGCTTTCCAATCAAATGAACGAATCTTAATTTGATCAATGTTTCCATCAGGAGCGTCAACAATGTTTGTTTTTAGGCGTTGGTCTGATGATGTGTTGTAAAGAACTGCTGTTGTTCCTGATTGAGAAATGGAACCAATTTGTGCGCCGTTGTAATAAAACTTTGTAAAGTCAATTCCCGATGCGGTTCCATTAACATGACCAAATATGCCCCATGCGTTTCCAGGGCTGTACACAAAATTATTTGCGTTTGCAATTACCGATGTTGAACCCACCAATAGGTTGCCACTATTATCTAGTGTCATTGCCTGAATCAGGGTAGCTGTATTTCCCACTGTTCCTGTTGGCGTGTTATACCAATAATGAACCCCCGCTTGTTGACTATATTGAGTCCCTGGGGCTGAGTTAATATATTTCCAAGATGTAGAGCCATTTAACAAAATATTGTTTGCAATGATTAAGCCATAGGTGTTTGAAGTTCCTTGCAAATAACTTGAACTACCAATATTTATATTTGACCCTGCATATAAACTTGCGGCTGGAGCTGCTCCTAATCCTAAGTTTGCGCCATCAAACTGTAACGCAGACCCAGTAGCCAAAGCACTTGTACTTGTAGCGTATGCCACGCCATTCGTTGTGAACCCTGCTCCTGATGTCTGTAGAGTACCTCCAGTAGAAGGTAGCGTACAAGTTACCGTTACTGCATCTGTTGGTTGAATTGTGGTTGCTCCACTTGTTGCGCCATTTAATACTAATGATCCCATGATTTATCCTTTAAAGTACAACCCAACGAGCGCCTGATGCCAATGTAACTGACACAGAACTCGCAAGCGTAATTGGCCCTGTTGACATTGCACTCTGCGTTGCAGGTATTGAATAACTTGTGTTGATGGTTTGGTTGTTTAAAAACAATCCGTTACCCGCAATGAACTGAGACGAAGTGTAATCCCCTGTACTGGGTTTATACAGCAACTTTGCATTCGATGTGTAAACAGTCAAAGCCGTACCACTTGTCGCCGATGCGAACAAAGGATACTCAGCCGTTGAGGTTGTTGTGTCATTGCTGATTGCCGCACCGCCAACCGATGCCCATGCAGAACCGTTATAGCCTTCAAACTGAACTGTTGTGGAATTAAACCTCAACATTCCTGATGCGGGTGATCCGGGCTGTTGTCCTGTAGTTCCTACAGGTAGAGTGATTGCGCCTGTTGTTGGGAATGATACTCCACCGCCCGAAGCAATCGTCATGGCATCCGTTGCGCCACTGTTGACTACAAAATGGATTGCGTTTGATGTTGTTGTACCAAGAGCCAGATCACCACTTGTTGCTGTGACGTACGTTGCGTTTGCTGCACTTAGTGAACCTGTACCAGAGAATGTCGATGAGTTGATACCAAAGTCGCCGTAGTACGTTGTGGCAGTACTAAGGTTATTAGCAACAATAAAGTCGGCTGATGCGGATGTGCCAGAGTTGCTATTTTGGATAATTCCCTGTACATATGTATTAGCACTTGCTTGTGCAGACATCACAATGTTTGTATCAGAAAAACCTAACACGCCAGTAATAGCGTTGATAGCTTGAAAGTCTGTACCGTTATAAGCAACTAAAGCAGCAGCCCCTGGGGGTATCGTAACTCCTGTACCGCCAGACTTTTTGATAGTGATTGTGAACGGCGTAGTAGCCGTTGTAGTGGAGTTAATGACATAGTATGTTTTACTGCTTGCTGGGGCAATAATATTTCTGTTGGCCGTCCGCGCGCCCGTGCAATTTAATACATAGTACTGCGCTACTGTAGAGTTTGTAGCTGTTGAGGTAAACGAAGAGCTGTTACTACCGTTGGATACTGCTAAAGTGATGTCTGAGTCTTGGGTGATATTATTAGTGCCCGCAACAGATATATCAACAAGAATTGTAAATCCGTTGTTTACATCATCGCCCCAAATACCGGATTCCTGCCCTGTGACTGGCTGGGCTAAACCTAGTAGTGTTGTGTTATTAACTGCCATAATTTTATCCTGTTGTAATCACTGTCCAATTCGGCGTTTCACTGTCATCAATTGTAGACCAGCCGGGAGTCTGTGCGTCCCCTATATTTTGCCACGAAGGAGTCTGGCTGTCATCAATTAAACTCCAGTAAACTGCAAACATATTACCCACTTGACCCGTTGCATTCACCCCAACCAACTGAGCCGTCCTTGCTCCCATCGTCACGGAACCCACCAAGCCACTCGCCCCAACACCTGTCAAAGCAATCGTAATATTAGGCCCAACCGATCCGACATTTCCTTTTGCCGTTACAGCCCCAAGCGGGACTGACATGGCTCCTACAGCTCCAGTGGCATTATTGCCAGACAAAGCCTGACTTGGGTTTGCCGTAACCGATCCAACCGCACCAGAAGCACCAACACCCGAAATGGCAATCGTCAAATTGGCCGCTACTGAACCGGGAGCCCCAATCGCTACGTTACCAATATCCCCATCGGTATTATTGGCTACCACTGTACCAACTGCACCTGCGCCCTGAACACCAGAAATACTGACCGATTTAGCACCAGAAACAGTACCTACAAACCCGCTTGCCAGAACTCCAGACAACGCCGCAGTGTTGCTGACAAGAACCGATCCTACGCTACCACTTGCTCCTACACCAGATAGGGCGATTGTGATATTGACTGTTGGAGCTTGAACCGAACCTGTTGTACCAACTCCAGTTAAAGCAATGGTTATATTGGCGGATGTGGAACCAACTGCGCCTGAAGCAGCATCTCCTGTAAGCGGTAATGAACCGCTCCAAGCTCCATCACCCCAATTACCACTGCCCCAACTCAGAGCCATAACTCACCTATTAGGTGGTAGACAAACGCAATAAAGCAGTTGTCGTTGTGTTTGAAGGCATTGTCAAAGTGAATGTACCAGCCGTGATGGTCTGTGAACCAAAAGTATGAACTGAAACTGCCTTATTGCTCTGTGTTGAGTTATAGATCAAAACAGTATCAAAAGCAGTGGTTAGAGTCACTGTGGAGTAAACCAAGTTACCAGAAGGTGTCCAATACCCTACGCCAGCAGTTGATGAGCTGTTTGAAGATGTTGGGTTGGTTGCATTCGTGACCGCAATACCGCCTGCCGTATAGCCTGTACCAGATACTTCTCCAGAAGAAGAATATGCAGTAGTTGCCGCATTTAATGCGGGGCTTGCAGTTGTTGTATACAAAGCTGCCTTGAATGTATCGGCGGTGTTTGCTGTATGGGCGGGATTAGAAGAACTAAAGTTGTGCGTAGCGCTCAACAACTCGCCCAAGAAAGAAGTGCACATGCTTTGGGAGTTACTCATTTTGGTTCCTTTAGCCTAAAGAGGCAGCAAATAAATCAGAGAAGGGGGATTTTTTCAAAGTTACATGAGCCGAGCGGTGTACCAATTCATCATTTAAATAGTACTCAACCCAAGTCGTGTATTCGTTTTCATCGTCAACAGTACCCTCTTTCTTCACAAGAAGAGAGTCATCCATTTCGCCTTTGGTAGTCGTGATAATCATGCTATCCTCAGTATTGCGGTTGTGTTAGTGGATGTTGGGAATTGAATCGTGAAAGAATTAACACAGGTTTTGTCTGCACCAAAATCTAATACCGCAACAGATGCGTTATTTTGACTAGAATTGTAAATCAGAGCGCCACGAGCTGTAAACGAGGCTGGGTTCCAAACAACATTAGCAAATGACCAATACGCCGTGGTTCCTGATGTACCAGAAGTTGGCGTCTGTGTGATGGTCAGTATTTGCCCGCCTTGTGTATAACCGTTGCCAGTTGGAACTTCTCCAACTAAAGCTGTTGAGTACTGTGTTGTAGCCGCATTGAGACTAGCGGTAGAGTTGAACAATGCAATATAAAACGTATTGGGACTAGTAGGCCCAAAGTTGTGCAAACCTTGAGCCAGTTGAACTTTGAAACTGGTAGTAGCCGTTTGAACTAAGCTCATGTGACCGCCTGTCTAAATTGACCAGAACGGTACGCATCTTGACGCTCCATACCATCGCCAAGACGTTTAGCTAGAGCTAATGCTTCTGTATATCTTTTCTCATATAAGGCTACCATATCAGCTTCACCTTTCATAAAGGTATAAGCCTCAACAAGAGAGCCATACAAAAGCACGGTATCAAAGTTGTCCCCAAGCCAAGAAGTACCACTTGGGTTGTTAACGGTATCAGAGATCGAAACTGGGTAATAGTAATAATGCAACTCAGCGGTATAAGCAGTGTCAGGAGTGGGGCCCAGTATGAAAGACAATTCATTGGTGATTGCCCCGCTCGCTACTGTTGGCCCGAACAAAGCATAGTATTTTGGCGTTCCGTAGGAGTTAGGAAATCCATATGCTTCACGAATGTAGTTAACATCTTTATTCAGCAAATATTGAAACTGCCCTTGGAACGTCACAGTTCCCGACACAGTGCCAGTATTTGGAACTGATAAAGTAATACTTGTTCCAGAAATATTAATTACATAGGAATTAGGGGCAATTCCTGTGCCTTGTGCCAACTGACCCAAAACAATCCCTGAATTGCTGGCCACCGTAATAAGCAACGTACCAGCAGAACCTGTGGCTGTTGTGGAAGCGGTTGTATATACAGCCAATGAATATGAGGCCAAAAAATCGTTAGGAGAAGACAAATATTGGTTGTAAGGAGTAATAGTTCCCGTTACATTTTTGCGTAATGATGGGAATTGAACTGTGTTATAGATGCGTTGTTCAGCTTGTTCAACAAACGTAGGAATATCATTTACGAAAGTAGTTTCGTAATTCTGTGTGTAATCCTGTATCAGTTGTTTAAGCTGAGTGTAATTCATGCCATTGGGCCTCTTGCCATCACACCTTTAGTGGCTGCACCTGTACCACGAATCTTAATACCATCTGTCTCAACACGATCATCCATCGTAATGGACACGCCCATCAAAGGAACCCAGTTCTTTTTCTTTTCGAACTCAGGCGCTGTACCAGCATCTGCAATGTTTACAGATCTACCTTTCATGTCATGAGGTGCTGCATATTCATCAGCAGGGCGATTATCTCGATTAGCGCCACGTTGAATAGCAGGGCTATCTTTTTTAGTTGGTTTCATTATTTGCTCCCAGGTTTTTGATTATGGGCACGGGCTAAATTGCGGCCTACTGCACGCATATCTTTACCTGTTGGGCCACCCTGTTTCATTTTGTGAACCTTGCCGCCCTTTTTAAGATTGGATAGGTTGGTGTGCTTGCCGGGATGTTCCTGTTTATCGTGCATAGAAAAAGCCTTCTTAATCAGCTTTTTGTCCTCTTTGATATCATCGTGCTTCATTCTAAACTCCTACGTTGTAACTATTGTAACTGTACCAACTTGTACTTGCAAAATCAAATCATTTTCAGTTAAAGCCGTATCAAATAATCTTGCCCCGCCGACAGGATTCCAGCCCCACTGAAATACTCTGCTACCTTCGCCAATTGACCCTGTTGCAGTAACTCCTGATTGGGTATAGCTCAAATCTGGCCTAGGTTGCATAACCGCTTGTGGATCATCAATTGGATACATACCCAATTGCAATTGGGGCTGATCTGGATCCCAACATTCAGGACATACCTTTAATTGATAGATTTTGGTCTTAATGATCTCCATCTTCAATTGTTTGAGCATGTACCTTTGCCCACAACGATCACACTCGGCAATCGAGTTTTTACCCGATGCGAACCTATTTGCCATTAAATCCCACCCCCAATGTACATATGTCTAGGTACAAATCGAATAGCGGATTTATCATGATCTTCTTGGGCGGCTAATGTCCAAGCTTCATCATATTGTTGTTTTAGGACAGGTAATCTGTCCATTGCATTTGGTAGTTTTAATGCCATGTAATAGGCTAATCCAGCTACCATGCAAGTAATAAATCTGAATGGTATGTCCATAACATTTACACCGCCCCCAGCATCTTGCATACGGCGCATACGCCAGTAAACAAATTGATAGGTAGTAGACCCGTCAGGTGTTGGCCAAACGGTTATACAAGGCTTTTGGGAAAGAGTTATAGGGGAGGCTATGTTATGGGATGCCGCAGTGGTATTCCGTTGCCCACGGTTGCAATTTAGCAAATAAGCGGGGTTACCATTAGCAGCTACTTGAACTTCATTGAACCCAATTAGCTCTGAATCAATTGTAATAAACCCAGCATTTGGTATACCAACAAGTGAAGTTACTGGGATTGTAGTATCTGTTGCGCCAATAGCTGCATACAAATAACTACCTGTTAAGGAATCTTGGGCTGTTAATCTTTGAACCCAAACTTGAATTGGCCTTGCTTGGGCTAATTTGTTTGGAATAGTCGCATAGGTAGAAACACTAATACGAGTAATAGTTAGATCGGATTGGTTGCTTACGGAGTTAGCATTTGTGCGAACCACATGCTCAAGCAAATCAACCGTATCGTCTGGCAATGCATAGGTATTCTGACCTTGAACAAGAGGAATATAGTCTTGCTCAAATGTCCACATATTAATGCCACGATTAGCCCAATCAGCAAACAACAAATTTAAAGACCGTCTAGCAGTCTTTATGTTGTATCCTGATCTAGATTCTGAACCGCAGCGCTCATACGCCTCCTCGACTATTTCGGTGAGGTCTAGATTGAACCCTGAAACTCCAGATGTCTGTGCCATTATCTAAACCCTGCGGTTTTCTTTGCAATTGTTTTTGGCTGGGCAACAAACTGTTTGCCAGCCGCTTTACCTTTACGCTTTGCTTTTGTCGTTGCAGCATATTCTGCTGGAGTCAACGACTTGATTGCTTTCTCAGGAAGATACCGCTCACCAGTCTTACTCGATGGTTTTCCACTTTTGGTGCGCCATTTTTGATCACCCCAATCTTTTAAAGATTGTTGCGGGTTTTTCATTTATAGCCCCCACCTTTAGCCTTATAAGATTTAGCCAGCAGTTGTGCTTTACGAGCAGACCATTGACCAGCTCCTGTGCCTTGCACGGCTCTAGACTTGATGGACTCAAACAAAGACTTGCGCATACCGGGTTTGGTATATGCATTTGCTTCATTTACTTTTGATTTGACCTTGCCGCCTTTTTTGTACATGGCGACATCATTAGGGTTATCTTTTCGTTTAATAACCTTTTTACCCGGCATCTTAGACGGGTTGATGTCGCCCATACCACGACTGGACATCATCTCATATGTCCTTTAGTGTGACCACGCTCGCAGCAACCATCTGCTCTTGAAGAGGCAGAACTCTTAGCCACGCCACCTTTAGCCATAGATTTACGGTACATAACGGCAGCATCACCGCCAGTTTCGGAACCATAGAATCCATTTTTCTTCCAGTTAGCGGGTTGTTTACGATCCAAGCCTTGTTGCTTGTTCATGTAATCACGCAAGCTTAAACCAGATTTAGCTAATTGTTCTTTGGTAACAATCGGGGCTTTCTTTTTAACAGGAGCGGCTTCCATTTTTTGTGGAGCTTCATCTGTTACATTGCGTTGTTCCGTATCGTGCATATACGATTCGTTGTCAACGTCACCGCCTTCCTCGTATCGTTTGGCTTTTTTATGCTTTGCCATGATAGTTTCCTTATTTGGATTCTTGATGCTTGTGCAAATGTTCTACGATTTCATGGTGCTTGTGGTGTCCAGCAGCATGTTTACCATAGTGATGGTGGTGATGAACATGTCCGCCTGCATGATGTTCTTTCATGTGGTGAACGTGATGTTTATGCTCATGGGGATGCTCATGTCCAGCGGGATGAATATGCTTTTCGTGCTCTGGGTGTTTCATGACTAACTCCTTATTTCTTATGACGAGCCATACCACCACGTTTCATGGCTGGGCCTTTGACGTTATATAAACCGCCATTACCAATGTCGTTACCCTTCATTTTGGGCATCATGGCTTTGGTATGACCACGCTCTTGAACACTATGTTCGCCATGCTTTTTAATTCCGCCTTCTTTGACAGAACCCATCTTAGCTGTGGTCATGCCACGTTTTTCTTCAACGCCATGTTTGCCAGTAAGACCGCCAGAAGCCATCTTTTTAATATGGCCGCCATGCTTAATACCGCCTCCTGTTGGCTTACCTGTTTTTGGTTCTTTTGGCACAGGAATCAAATTCTCGGCCATACCACCCATCGCCATTTTTAAATGATGATGAGCCATCTTCATATGATGTGCGTGTTTATCGTGTGCCATATCTCCACCTCTTGAAAAATGTTTGCCTTTATCGGCGTTGCTAAAATCTTGTCCCACTTTTTGTGGAACCCCTACCTTCTTTGCAAACGCCTTGTTATGGGCAATTGCTTCCATAAAGTTGTGCTGTTTCTTGCTAGTACTTGGCATATTAAACCATCTTTCCCTTAGTCAGTCCACGAATTGCGCATCCATCAGCACAATTCCAAGCCCGTAGGCTTTTGTTAATCCGACTGTTTGGATCGTTTGCTGTCTTTGATGAGGTCAACTTTTTCTTCATCCCCGACATTCGTGCGCAAAAAGAATTTCTGCGTGAGCCTCCCTCGGGTTGTGGAGGCTTTAAATTCATCCCCTCCTTCTTTGCGGATGCCCGACCCTTGGCGTTTAAGCCGCCTTTCGGATTCTTCCCTTCTTTGCGTTGCCATGCTGGAGTACTCATGATTAACTACCGTTTGCAATTAAATAGCCCTCTTGCGAAACCGTTAAGGCCGCAGTACCGGTACTGGCTTTTGCTTGCAATTGGATGTCCGTTTTTTCCGCCACAGCTCTGGGCATGACCCGTTGCGTATGGTAGTTGTTTGTAAACGGAGCAATGATCGTAACAGTGGATACACCAGTGTTAGTTGTTTGGTAATTTTGATACGTTGCGTAACCAGCAGGGTTAGCATTCAAGCTAGTATTGATGTCAATACGGCTTAAATAAAACGTATAGCCCGCAGGGACGGTATAGATGCCCATCAAAGTGCGGCCATTGCCAGCTAAAATTTCTGCATACAACGTAGTGTCAGTTGTATCTTTTAGCGTGATGTTTCCTGTAGGTGCACCGGCCGTTACTGCCATGCTGTTGATACGGAAATAATATTTCACTGTAGTTACAGCGGTTGTACCGTTCAACTTTATAGTTTCAGAAATTTGGTTGTAGTTTGCATCCAGCCCATTGATAAGAACAAACGTATTTGTTTTGTCATCGCCACTGTTAACAGAACTAGCAACGTGCATTTGAATTGCAGACGATGGAAAAGTGTAGGCGGTATTGCCTTCCCACACAGGAACAAACGATGTGCCTACTGCTGATTGATAGCCATAAATGTTCAGGACACTATGTCCGTAAATTTGGCCACGCGCAACCTGTAAATCAAACGGTTCGTAAAGCGCTTGTCTTGTAATTGAATTAACGATGTTGCCCGTGCTGGGTACACCATTTGGACTTTGTGCCATGAATAATCTCCTTAATTAAAGACGGGGGCCGAAGCCCCCAGAAGATCAGTCAAAGTTACCGTAGGGGTAAGTTGTCAAGTTACCGATATTGGGATCGTTCTGTGCATAGCGCAAAGTGAAATTCAATTTGCCGCCAGTAGGAGCCGCAACACTTGTACCAGTAATGGACAATGTGAACACAACTTGAGAGAAAAAGCTAGGCTGTGTACCAACTTGGGGGTTTTGAATATCCGAAGTGGTAGAAGTCATGTTCAACAAGTTTGTACCAGTAAAAGTATTGGACAAACGCCCAGCAGTACCTACACCAGTACTAGATGAGATTACAGCAGTACCATAAATAGGTGTGCCGCCACCAGCAGTATAGTTGTTAGACACAAACACGCTGGTATTGCTGAGTGTTGCACCGCTTTCGCCTGTAATAGCCAAAATGTAATCAACAGTGATGTCGATGATTTGGCTATTAATAGGCAAGTACATTACCACGCCACGATACACTTGAGTAGATGTATCAGCAGGTAGAGTCTGTACTGTTGGGCCAGTAGTTAGAAAAGTAGAGTTGGGTGTATAGACAACACCGTTCAAATTGGGGATGGTATTGGAAGAAACAAACTGTCCTGAACCACCGCTGTAGCCAGCAGTACCAAGAGTTGTGTTTGATAAATCAATATAACAGTCTTGCTCTAAAACTGTATATCCAATATCACGAAGGGGGCCAAAACGCTGGTCACCAGATATGATTGGCCCTTCAAAAGTACTACGTCCCATGATAATTCCTTATGCAAAAGTCTCTTGTTAATCGTTGCATCGTGACCCCTGGGCGGGCTGGCAACAAGAGAAAAAATCCCAGACAGCCTTCAATATACACTATTCCTTGGGCGTGTCAAGAAGTTTTTTGTTATTTCTTGCGGCCATCATTTTTGCCTTCCAAACTGGGTTAGCCCATAGTGCTTTAGCTGCGGCTTTCTTAGCGGCTTTAACCTCTTCACGGTTAGCAATTTCTTTGTTGTTCGCAGTTTGTTTAGCAGCATAATCAGGGTCAGCCCACTGAGCTTTAGCTTGCGCACTGGTTTTAGCTTTGGACTCTTCTGTATTGCGGGCTTCCTTGATATTTTTAGCCAATGTGTCCCCTTGTGTTTCCCACATCTTTTTAGAGTTGATTGACTTGGATTCAAGCGCTTTTGGGGTATTTTGCGCTTTAGTTTGTGCCGCAATTACTTTGGCACGATATTCTGGGTTTTGCCAATTTATAAGTGTTCCATGCCTATCAACTTCTTTTTCTGCATCACTTTTAATATACCCGCTTGGGCCTTCGCCACCATCAGTTAAATTAAATAGTGTTCCTGTTTTTAAATCTCGCCGCCCGTACAGTTTGATAAGCTCCATTTCTTTGGCAAAAGCTTCTTCTTCGTTTTCAGTTTCAAATACGCGCTCACAAACAGCGACAAAGTTGCGTTGCTTTAAATGTGAAATAAAGTCTTGAAATGGTTTGTTATGAGACCCCCTAGACCAATGCGATAAGTCACGATCTCCTGTACCTTTACCTACGTATACAGGCTGGCCTAGTTTAAGAGGGCGGGGATCACGATAAACATAAACATAAAACATAGTTAACTCCTTTTAGAAGCCTTAACTATATATCAATGGATGACGATTGTCAAATATATTTTCTAAATACTTTTCGAAAACAAGTTACGATACGGGTAACGCATAACGAGATAATAAGTACAATACGCCCAATAAAAAAGGCCCCGAAAGGCCTTTTTAAAGGTTAAAACTAATACTAAATTAGTAAGAACCGTAGATTCCGAGAGGATCGGAATAGCCAAAGCTGTAACGCTCACGAGCTTTATAACGTACGTTACCTGTATCAAAATCTCCATCCATTGAGTTTTGCAATGGTGTACGCTCGAAGTGTTTCATACCATTTGGTACGTCAGTAGTCAAGAACCATGCATTAGGTGCTGTCAAGAAGTGGTTGACAGTATAGCCTTCAGGCACTGAACCATTGTTCTTTAGAGCGTTAATGTCATTGTTGTTTGTACCAACACGCAATTCTGTATCGAGCAAACGGGTTGCAACGAACATCAATGCTGGAGGAACAATCAACTTCTTGGGTCTAGCAGCGATCAAAAGGCCACGCTCGTCTGTCCAAGCAGCGATCTGAATAACAGCATTTTCCAACGCAGTTTCATTCAAATCAGCAGGGGTAGAAGGAGTATTAGCATTTGTACCGCCGTTCACTAGGGGGTGAGCCGTAGAGAACAAAGACACGCCGTCACCACCAACAATAGTAGCATTAAAGCCGTTATTTAAAACAGCCGCTGCTTTAACTTGCTTGGTGTAAGCCATAGCACGGGCCAAGCCTTTGGTATAGCGAGCAGATAGAGAGTCATAGAGGTTGTCCTCAATAGCCTCTTCTGTCAAGCTAAAGCCAAGAGCGATAGTCTCGTGGTTATAGCGAGCTGTCCATGCTTCCTGCGCATTGTCGTAGGAGATGGCAGTGCCCTCACCCTTAACTGGTGCTGCTGAGAAGCCAGACAATTTGGTTTCTTCTTCAAAAGAACGCTCAGAAGTCTCTGTCTCATAGATTTCTTTGTGTTCTTCGCCGTAGCGAGCGTACTCTAGACCGAACAAAGCGTTCAAACCTGGGAGCAACTCTTTCAATAGTTGTGCGCGTGAAATAGCCATTTGTTAGCTCCTTAATTAAACGCCAGCAGTATTGGTCATACCTTGGAATGTTGCATTCCATGTAACCAAAACTTCGGGATAGCCAATGAAAGTTACTGCTGTGCCAGAAGCAAGAGTAACAGCGCTGCTTACAGTCACGGTTGTACCATTCACGTTAGTAACAGAAATATAGTTACCTTGTGCTGAACCTGTGCCTGTGGGGGCAATCAACTGCATACCAGGTTGGATTGCAGAGTTTGAAGCAGTCAATGTCACAGTTGTGCTTGAACCAGAAGTAGAAGCAGTGGCTGAAACGCTAACGGCTGTATCAGGAACGATACCAACGCAACGGAAGGGTAGTGCTGAAGCAATACGAGTATTACCAGAAGTACCAGAGCTAATAACAGCACCAGAGACAGCCATTGCTGAGTCACCAGTAGTGGTGTTACCTGCTGTACCTGTGACGGCATAGAGGTTAGAACCAATAAAGGTTGCGTTAGCATAGCCAACTGTAGAAGCTGTATTGCTCAAAGATGTACCTTGGGCAACCATCACTGCTTTAAACACTGTACGTGGATCATCAACGACATAACCAACTGCGTAGTTAGACACAGTATTGGCAGGCCAGTATTGACCACGAACGATTTGGCTGGATGAATTGGTATATTCAGCGCCAAGGAAAATGCCTAATGTACCTGCAACAGCAGTTCCAGGAGAAGAGGCAGCAGACATGGTAGTGGTAACAATAGTACCACCAGAGAGTTGAACAATGTCACCATTGAACAAAGACGTGCTATAGGCACTGGCAATGGGATACATGCGGGTTGACCCTGCGTAGGGCAATCCACCGAACTCACTGACAGGCTTAAACCCGTAAGGTGCGGGAATGATTGGATAAGCCATTTAGGACTCCTGATTAAATTTAAATACCTTTTCCAAAGGACGTAGAAGACTTTCTCTCTTTAAAGATAGGCATTCTTGGGTCACTTTGACGCATTAAATTGTTATCTACAGCTTCCGTCTGAGCTTGTGTTTGTTTAGCGTAATATTCATCACGCTGCTCAATAAACTCTTCAGGAGTTTTGCAAAGTAACAATCCGCCTATTTCAATGTTGTCTTTATAACGACTTTGAGGGTCGGCTAACAGTCTAAATTTGGGTTGTTCCTCAAGCGCAACAGGCTCCCAACCTTCACGAATCTTTGAAGAAAGATTACGAGGATCAGAAGTATTAAGCGTTGAGACACGAATCCAACGGTATGCAAATCCGGGCTGCTTGTCTGGCTCGGGTAGCAATTCGGGCTGCGACCACTGCTTTGGACGCTCCACAACCGCACGTGTTTCTAGTTCTCTTGTCAATCTATTTTCAGCCATTTTGGGACTCCAGTTTTAGTGCTTCTCTAGCATATTGTTCGGGGGTTAAGCCTAGTTTTTTAGCAATGCTTACTTGACTAGTTCTAAGCTTTATCTTGTTTGAAGATGTGCTTCTAACCGCAGGAGCAACTACAGTGCTAGGTTTAGCACGGGTCGGTTCGGGTTTTTCTTCTTCGAAGTTTTCCGCAAACCTTTTGCGCATTGTTTTGTCTAATGTCGCATAGTATTCATCAGATCCAACTACCACACCATTGCGTTTGAGCTTTTCGTGTAAGCCTAAAGCAGCGGCAGTCATCTCCTCATCTTGTCCAAACCATTGATTGCGTTCTTGCCACGCCATCGCTCTTTGGTCTGGTTTAGGAGGTTGTTGAACCTGCTGTTGTTGAGGTTGTACTTCAATTTCAGGTTCTTGTAAAGTAGGTTTGTAGTTTTTTGCCTGCATTATGCGCAAATTAGCGACTTGCATGGCTTGTTGGGCTTCAATAATGGCATCTGTATCACCAGCGTCATAGGCTTCTTTATAAGCCTTTTTCGCCATTTCCAGCTCCATATTTGCCGCATTTTGCACAGTTGAGACGTATTCTTTCTCGCCTGACGACAATAAACCTTTCATTCGTTTATTTTCATCTAGCAAACGTCTAGCCAGTGTTAAAGCCTCTTGTTGCTCACGTAATGCAGATTCTTTTTCACGGCGCTCATCGTGCCAAACCTTACGCATTTGTTTGAGTTTGACCTTGACATTCTCATCATAAGAATCAAGTTCGTCTTTCTCTAGCTCTTCAACTAGAGGTCTTGGTAGTGGTGTCTTTCCACGATCTTCGGTTGGGGTATCGTCTTCGATTTCAATACTGATATCGTTTTCAGGACTATCTTCAACTTCATCGGGAAATTTAAATTCTTGTTTTTCAAATTCAGGCATTTTGTACTCCTTTATTTACGTCTAATACCACGTGGATCATCTACAACAGCATCTACTGTGTCGTCATAAATAATCCTAAATTCTCTGCCGTGGATAACTAATCTTGCTCCAGCATTTGGCCGAACCAAAATAAAGTCACCTTCTTTGCACCACGGGCCTGTGGGAAATTTGTTTTTATCGCTATAACAATCTGGCCCCATCGCAACCACAAACAAAATAGTCGTTAAGACTTCTTCGTTTCTAATTGTCTCGTCAGATTTAGCTATACCGTTTTCAAATTCCTTTTCTACTTCGGGAATCGCACAAAGAATCTTGTAGCCTGATGGCCTTGGGAGTTGCTTTGCTTTTTCGGCTTCTGTCGCCTCATAGTTGTATGCGCCAACTACTACCGGATTATCGGGGTTTGTACCCAATAGAATTTTATTCATCTGATTCCTCTAAATTTCGTTGCAGGTCTAATGTGTATCCCCTTGCAAAGAGCAGACCCTTGATCTCCCCACAAAGTTTTTTATAGTCCTCAAAATTCTCCACACGCCCTTCGGCCATGTAGTCTTTAATCTGAGAAACTCTTTCGTCAAATTCTTTAATTAAAGTACTGAAGACATCCATTACTCATTACCTCCTGTTGGTGGTTTAGGCATAGCATTTCTGAGTTTTTGTGCCTCAATATTAGCTTCTGTCCTACCTTTGTCGTGGTTTTGTTCCGCAATTTGTTTCTTTCTCTCATGCTCATTGCGAGCTAAAGTTTGAAACTCAGTGCGCCCACGGTCATGGTTTTGGTCAGCAATCTGGGTATTTTTCTGATGAACTTGTTCTGAAATAGTCTTTATAACATCAGCACCAGTTTGCAATAGCCCAAGTTGTTTCTGGTTGCGAGACTGCATCACAGTTTTAAGTGCATCCACTTTTATCTGTTGTGCTTTGAACATAGCATCCGTTTGGTCTTTCTGAGCCTTGCGTGCTTGCTCTTGCTGCTTAATCTGCAACTCTTGCATTTGCATCTGTACCAACGGGTCTTGTGCTTGTTGCTGTGCTTGTTGTTGAGCAGCTTGACCTTGATGCTGTTGCAATAGCTGTTGTGCGGCCTGTGCAAGTAGCGGAGCCAACCTAGCTTCCACTTGGGGATCCATATGGATTTCTTCGCCACTCTCATCCTGTTGTGGAGGTAGAGACATACCAAGCTGCTGCTCAATCTGTACACGATACTCAAAGCCTAAGTGCTCACTGATATGAGCCTGCATTGCTGCTTGTAGAGCCTGTGCATTAGGATTGTTCTGCAACAACTGCATGACTTGCGGGTCTTGCATAGCAGACATATGAACCACGATATGTGACTTGTGATCTTGATAAGCAAACGCTTTGACGGGCTTGCCCTTGAGCACATTCTGGTTCTCGGATACTGGATCTGTAGGCTTCTGATCCTCATCCATCGGAACCAACTTCTCAGCATTCTTAATGCCCAACACCTCCAACATCTGACGATGTAAGAGCGGCAGGTTATATAACTGGGGAGACTGTTGTGCCAACTGAAGCACAGCTTGATACTGCACAATCTTCTGCGCCATTGTCGAGGCGTTTGGATCGCTAACAGGTATCACATCCACGTCATCATAGTCAGACCGCTTGGCCTTGCGGCTACCATTCTCAGGCTCATAAGAATAGTCTTCTGGGGTATACGCCGCAATAATATTCTTGAGTAGCCCCAACTCTTGCTTCATCGCAAAGTGAATGCGGGCCTGCACTGCACTCATAGTTTTTAGAGTGCGCTCAAGGATAGCCAGCGTAGTACCTACAGGCGCTTGGCTTGACATATCACTAATCTGCAAGTCAGCCGTATTAGCGAACCTTCTACCTTCTTCCACAATGGCTTGTAGTAGAGTCATTAAAGTCTGGCTTGGCTCCTTGTATGGGAGCGGCAACAAGTTATCTTTAATAGTGCCACCAGGGATATCCACATCCCTCCACTCACCTGGAGCGATAGGCGTGTCATCATTCTTGACACGCAAGCCTCTGGCCTTGAAGCCACCGGGCAAGTTAGCTAGCGTACCCGCATCTACCAACTGACGAGTCAAGCTTGTACCAGCTTTAGCGAACGCTCCAACCAAGTGGATCAACCCAAATGCATAGAACCCAAACCCAGGGATGTAAGGGTAGTGGACATAGTGACTGCGCTTAGTGCACTGCTCATCGTCTGGCTCCCAGTTGCGCCGTATCGCCAACACCTTCTGACTGCCCTTCTCAACAGTCACAATATAGGGCAGCTTGATCCCAGTCTGGTTGCCTTCCTCATCCTCGTGCTCGTAACCTTCCAAGTCAAGGTCAACATTAATCTCAAGTATCTTATAGCGGCTATCTGTTGTAGCCCTAAAGCCCATCTTCTCCGCTATCTTTTTCTCAACCTCATCGAGCGTATTGTTTGGCTCACCTAGGTCAATGTCTAGGTAGAACCCAGCCACCTGCAACCTGCGCAGCTCGTTTTCGGTCTTACGCATCACGTGCGTAACCCTCTCAGCAGACTCCAAATTACTTGCGCCGTATGGGACAACGATGTCTTCTGCGGGGACAAATATGGATACTTGCCTGTCTAAGTGCGGGTCAAAATACACTTTCTTGAATGCATTGCCCGACAACCCCAAACCCCACAACATGCGCTCATGCTCGGTGCGGTACTCGGTCATCACATCCGTCAACTGATAATTCATATCATCTTGCACACGGACTGCCGCAGCTTTCTTGGCTGGGGTTTCTTTGCCTATGATCTGGGTACGTACTGGCCCCGCTGCTGGGAATGTACTCATCATAGTCTCAGACTGAAACTTAACCAACGCCTCAGTTAGCAACGGATGGTACAAGCCACAAGCGCCAAGCCAAGGATCTGTGCGCTCTTCCATTTTCATACCAAGAAGTTCTAGGCCGTCAACGTAAGTCTGCATCCAGTCTTTGCGTGAATGCACATCTTCTTCATAGTCGCTGATCAGCTCACTTGCTATAGACTGAAGTAATGATTCTGGTATTTCTTCTGCCAAGTTTCTATTAAACTCATCGGCATCTACACCTTTCTCCATGCTGATATCCACACCATCGGTATGAATATGCACCGCATCAGGGTTCTCAATTTCAATCTCAAGCGGTTCTTCGTTTTGAGCCAAAGCTTCAATACCTTTGGGTGCTTCATACAATGCTTTATGGATAGCCATAATAATCCTTAATAGTATTCTCTTTTACGGCGGAAGTATTTAACTTCATCTGGTTCATCAGAATCTAATCTAATAAACCCGCCCCGTCTGTAACGAATTAAAGCTTGAGACATAGAGTCAACCATATCGTCATGCTCTCCTGATGGAAAACTTGCCACCTCTTCGACCAACTCTTCTGCCCAACTTGTATTAGGAACCCACACCATCCCACTTGCAAACAAGTCAGATACAGAATTCAGCCTAGCTATCTTATCATTACCTTTAGTCGGCGTAAAATCTTGCACAGGTATTCCCATCGCACGCAACTCAAAGATCAACGGCGACCCTGCTGCCTTAGCTTCAACAATAATAGTATCGGGTTCCCACTCTTTATATTCCCTATACGCTCTTTGCTTTAGTTCTGGAAACTCCATACGCTGTTTAAACGCATTGAGCAAAATAATATTGGCCTGATTTATGCCCCTATCGTCCGGCAAATAGAAAACTCCCCACGTTGTACACGCAGAATAGTCGCTACGCTCCGTTTTTAGGAAGGCAGTATCCCAAGACTGGATAATAAACTCGCAATATGGGGGACTATCTTCCTCCCAAACCCTCCACCACTCCCGTTTTATGATGGCAGACACGTCTGAAGTGGGCTGTTGCTGGTACTGAGCCATCCATTTTGCGTTTGGAAGCTCCGTTTTTAGCGCTTCTAGCTCTTTTAATGACCAAAATTGGGGCCAAAGTGGGTTTCCAGAGGGTAAAAGTGCAGGAAATTCGATCACTTTCCACTCTTCCCCTGACCTTTGAGCAGCCGCTTTGAGTACTTGACCCGTCAAATCTTTCTTAGACCAACGTGTCATCACGATCACAATAGCTCCGCCCGGTTGCAGACGCTGACGTGGCCCTGATGTGTACCACTCATACGTCTTATCATATATCTCAGGGTTCACTTCCGCCAAGGTAGCTTCTTGTTCCGAATGCGGGTCATCAATGATGAGGAGGTCAGCGCCTTTACCCGTAACTGCGCCACCCACACCAATCGCAAAATATTCTCCTGAATAGTTAGTGGCCCACCTGCCAGCAGCTTTAGAGTCAGCTTGTAGAGCGACTTCCGGAAATATGTCTTTATAGTGGTCAGCATCGACTAAGTTCCTTACCTTCCTACCAAACCCCACAGCCAACTCCGCTGTGTGACTAGTCTGAATAATTTTCTTACCTGGGAATAACCCTAGAAACCAAGCTGGCAGTAGATAAGAAGCAAACTCTGACTTGGTATGTCGTGGTGGCATATTAATAATAAGCCGTTTGACCTTGCCTTGGGCAACTTCTTCAAAGGCTCTTGCCATGCGCTCATGATGTCTGCCGTGGATGAACCCAGGCCACATGTATTTCACAAATGCCATGAAATCATTGGCAGCTAACTGTTTGGTTTTGGAACGCCTAATCTCAGCGAGCAGTGCGCCAACCTTCTGCTGTGCAGCGGGTGGTAAATTGGGTAAAACTTTTTCAGCTTTCAGAAGCAGGCTCGGATCCATTTACCATCCCTAGTTCTTCATCCAAGTCCATGTCGCCAATACTTTTTGGCTTGCTTTTTGCTTCAACATCTACCACATCTGAACCATATAGCTCTAGAGTCTTAATAAGCTCTGTCTCAATATCTTCTACTGTGCGGTGCGTGACTGTGACGTCAATTCGTTCTGAAAACAAACCAACACTTGAAATTTTGCCTAGGTTTTCCAATGCCTTCATACGCTGGCGTGGATCTGGGTCTACGGATTCAGCTATCAACTTGTTTGTGATGTAGTTGCGTAGCCGCCTTGAAACATCTAATACTTCATGATCCCACTCACTGAGTATTGCTTCTAAATTAATTATCGTGCCAGGTGTTAGATCTTTTACTGGTGGCAGTTTGCCTTCTGCCATGATCTGATGGGATGCAGCCTTATCTTGGGCTGTAATGCTTACATCTGCGCCCTGCTTAATTAGTTCCTGTATTGTTTCAAAGTAAGCATGGGCTTTAGAACGGAAGTCTTCTATTTCTTCCGGTGTAGTGTCGAAGGGAAATGGTATCCCAACTTCTGGTGTAGCTAAGATTGGCATAGAACTTTTTGTGGCTCCTTTCGGGCATTGTATAACTTTTTTTAAAAAATATATACCCCCCGGGGGTGTTTGATTTAAATTGATGACGGGGGGTGTTCCTATGTAATACTTTAGTTATAACAGATTTTAAAAGTGTGTGATTGGTTGTGCAGATTAGTAAGTAGGTAGCATGGTCGGAGTCCCAAAGCTATTTTGGGGGGTGGGGGGTCACTTGGCCCGCCCGAAAATATTAACACCTGTTCATATGTTTATTAAAAATACTTGTATAAAAGACCATTATCGCTTATACTATAGGTTCAGTAAGTTAATTAATTTACTGGAAACAACTTATTATCAACTGTTCATAAATTGGAGTTTTAACATGACTAATGCAACAACTGGATACACCGAAGTTATTAAAGCCACTCAAGACGCTATCAAGGCCGATACATCGACAACGTCAAAATGGGTTAACTGTGGCAAAGCCAATGCCGAATTTTTCGGTACAGCGAGCGCTCTTGAAGGTGTGAAGGCCCAATTCATCGCCGATGCTATTCTCCCCGCTTTACCCACAAAGCACGCTAAAGCACTCAACACCGAACTACCTCGCAAGGGTTCTAAAGAGTACAATGAGTTGAGCGATGCCGAAAAAGCACAATGGGAAGACGTGAATCAAGCCAAAAAAGATGCACGCTCAACGTGTGGCACTTACTTTGCCCGTGTGTTGTCTTATGCTTTCCCTAAAGTAAAAGATGAGAGCAACGAACCCAAAGCGAGCGATGAGACAAAAGACCTTGAAATGCTTAACGCTCTAATCAAGCGCTTGGAAAAAGCCGAGTCCCGCCCTTACTTGATTACTGATGTACTTTTCCACTTGCACAATGCACGCACCACAATGAGCAAGCCAGTCTAATCGACACCGTTCAAATCAAGCCCGCTTCGGCGGGCTTTTTCTTCGCCTCAAATTTTGTGTCCCGAATCATTTCATGATAGTTGCACAAGATGATGATGATGCACACCAATTTGTTAACACATGTTAATAAGTTTGGCTCTGTTCCGCATGTTCCGCAATGTTCCGTTCGACTGGAACACGGCAAGTCATTGATTTTAAAGGGAAAATCGGCTTTTTTTATATAATGTTCCAATGTTCCATATATATAAGAACACTCTCCAAGTTGCTACACTACTTTACAATGTTAAGTATGTGGCTTGTTCCGCTTTTGGGCGGTCTTGGAAAGGTCGTTATATCACTGGAACATTGGAACAGGGCGACAACGAAGCGCCTAAGCCTATGATTTTAAATAACTTTTTTTCATTTTGCCGATTTGGAACATGCGGAACAAACGGAACATTTCACCACTTTACAATGGAGTAAATCATGCTAAAAGCATTTTGTAGGTGTTGCGGTGCAGATGTCGCACCAAAACGCTGGGCACTCGGTTTCAAGCTCTGCATGGACTGTGGACAATCTGAAGCCAAAAAGCGCAAGCACACAATCGTGCCCATGCACAAATCAAACTATATTGTTGTAACAGACTACAACATGTTAACAGGTGTTAATAACAAAGGAGGAAACGTCAAATGAGTAAGATGAATTTGGTAATCATTAGTTTGCTATCCATGCAGACCATGCGTTTTGGTCTTAATGGCGATGCGTTAATCAACAAGGGTTTGCTGATATTTACAGGCTTGTTGCTTGCACTTATCTTTTACGAGTTGTTCTTGGAGTACAAGGAACTAAGCACAGTACAAGAAGTTTCAGAGCGTGAAGACCCAATCAACTATATTTAAAGGAGTAGATATGAAAACAGAACACATTGACTCGGTGCTAGTTTTGACTGCACAAATGGTGACCATCATGGCAGTTTGCATCTTGATGGTGCTTGTATGGTAATTGATCGTAAGACTGGTAAACCAGTTGAGATCGGTGACATTGTAATGCGAAAGGATTACAAGGGTTTTCGCCACAGGTATGAGGTCATGGACTTCACGCCAAGGGGCGTTTGGGTGCGCAAGTTAGAGCGAGATAGATATGTATATCTAAACATGACGCTTGCGAGTTTGCAACTGGATGAGGTGATGGTATGAGAGTGCAGATGCAGAGTAAGTGTACGAGCACACAGCAAAACTTATTAACAGGAGTTCATAAATGGAGATAGTTTGGAAGAACTACGATAGAGGAACAATCTGCGTGATAAGGTTGTTTAACGGCAAACCCGAGGCTTTGCGCCTATTCGAGCAACACCACTACCAAGAGTGGGTGGGTTGCTTTTCAATCATTTGAGGAGTTCATAAATGAAAATCATACTTGAGATGACACAACAAGAGATTAATGCGTTAAACGACATCGTGGACTATGTGCTACTGGATGCTAGGGATAACCAGTTCTACTATGCACAGGCACAGTTGCTACACAACTGGATCATTAACGGAGGGATTGCGGATGATACGCAAAGATCAGTTGACTGAGGAAGACCTACGTGCGATTCGTAGAAAAACGATCATCGTCATATTGGCGGTGGCAATTTTGTATTTATTAACAGGAGTTCATAAATGACACGCATCAGAGACTATGAGTATTTCAAGAATCAGTATGAGAAGATCAAGCCCATTCGTGGGCGACCTGATTGCAGACCGATCCATGATCGCAGACACACGCATAAAACTATCATTGCCAAGAAATTGTTGAGCGGTGAGACATCGTATGCGTTGAAGTTCCACAACACCGAGTGCGTTGAGTACTTTCCAAATGGTGACATCGTGGTGCGTACTGGCGGATGGGTTACGCCATTGACTGCTGACTTTATCTATACATACAGCCCATTCAAGTGTTGGAAACAATACAACAAAGTGTGGGTTAACTTTGTGGATGAGTCAAGTAATCATGAGCGTGGTGTGTCGTACCCAGTCAACGGAGAGTTGACGTTGCAGTATGAGGGTGAGTATCAAAATGGACAACATGTGCATGGTGTGATGTATAAACCCGTTGGAGATGTCGCTATCACCAAACGTGTTGTAGATCGTGCGAAGGCAAAGGCAGCCCGCGCAGTTGTAGAGCCATTCTTAAACTTTGCTAAGTTGTTCCTTGCCATGTCGGATGGGTGGGTGATGCACAGTACTGTTAAAGAACATGTGGAGATTATTAATGGGCAAATTAACTGGGGCTATTTTAGTTCGCCAGATTTGTACGAGCAGATGCAAACAAAGGAAGACAGATATATATTTATGATGGCGTATCTGTTGCGTACCGATGAGCCGATCAAAAAGAATATTGCAGAAACCCATGAGGAGAAGATGCAATGGGGTATGCACAGGATACATATGTACGACAAGCAGTTTAAATTCGAGACGCTCAAGCGTAGAGTTTATACAGTCGTTGAGGGTGCGAATGATATATACACTACAAAGGAGGTGATTGCGTCAGGCAAGGCCATGACCAATGTCGTTTAATCAAGTTCTCAAATACTTGACAAGGGGTATGACATCTGTTATAATAGGTGTAACAGTTGTCGAAGTGGTTAGTAATTGTGTTAGGTTAACAACTGTTAATAAAAGGAAAAACAAATGAGTGCAATTAATTTTGGTAGTTCTGTATCATTGAAAGAGTTTGCTCAAAGCATCGGCATTGTGGGCGAGAAGGTAACTGTGATCGGACAGGGTGAACCTGGGATTGGCAAGAGCGCCATGCTAAAAGTTCTTGGTGCGCAGTATCCCAATTATGAGTTGGCGTACATCGACTGCACCTTGCTTGACCTCGGCGACTTTGCTTTGCCCTACACCGAGGTGGTGGACAGTGAGTTTGGTATGCGTGTAACTAAGTTTGCGCCCAATGCTAGGTTCAAGATGCATATGAACAAGCCCGTTATTGTTATGCTTGACGAGATCGGCAAGGCAATGAAGGCGGTTAAGAATGTGCTATTGACTCTTATGCTAGAGCATAGGATCGGTGACAACTACTTGCCTGAAGGTTCGATTGTGTTCGGTACAACTAATCTGTTGACAGATGGTGTCGGTGACATGCTCGAAGCACATGCAAGGAATCGTGTGTGTTTTGTAACTGTGCGCAAGCCCGATGCAGATGAGTGGATTGAGTGGGCATTGGGTAATAACATTGCACCCGAGGTGATCGCATGGGTTAAGCAGTTCCCACATGCGTTGGCAAGTTACACCGATGGTGGGCAGAAAGATAATCCCTATATCTTCAATCCACAGCGTGCTGGTATGGGTGCGGTGGTTACACCAAGAAGTTTGGAGAAGGCTAGTTACATTGCAAAGCAACGTGACCAGTTGGGTGATGCGCTGACAATTAGTATGCTGACAGGCACTATCGGTGAGAGTGCATCGAGGGATATGCAATCGTTCTTTACTGTGGTGGACAAGTTACCTACATGGGATGCGATCATGGCTAGTCCGTTGACTGCAAAGCTACCGACAGATGCAGTAGCTAAATGCATACTAGTGTTTAGTGCAATCAGTAGAGTAGAGAAAGATACTCTAAGCAAGTGGATGTCCTACGTACAACGTATGGACAAGGAGTGGCAAGCGTTGTTTGCTACGAGTGTGATGAAGTCTCCAAGCAAGCAAGCGTTCTGCGTGTTGCAGAAAGACTTCAAGGACTGGGCGTTGAACAATCAATGGTTGTTCTAATTTATTAACAGGAGTTCATAAAATGACATTAAGTGCAGAACAAAGAGTACAGAAGGCACACGTTGCCTTGATGAAAGACCCCAAGTACTGTTGGTATTCGGGTATCTTTATGGTCGGTGAAACAAGCGTGAAGGATGATGTCCCAACTGCTTGTACCGATGGTCGCAACACTATGTATGGTAGAGCGTTCGTTGAGAAGATGGATGACAAGGGACTGCGTGCAGTTATCTTGCATGAGAATCTACACAAGGCTTTCCGACACACTACTACATGGAGACATCTCTATGACGAACATGCACAGTTGGCTAACATGGCGTGTGACTTTGTTATCAACATAATGATCGAAGATTCTGATATGAATGGGTCGTTCGTTAGGTTGCCTGATATGGCGTTGCTTGATCCGAAGTATCGGGGATGGGATGCTGGGTCGGTGTACAAGGACTTGATGCAACAAGCACAGGGTGGGTCGGTGCATGTGAAGACAGTCGGCAATCCACAAGGCAAGGATATACCAGTTGACAACGAGTCGGGGTATGGTGGCTTTGATGAGCATGACTGGGATGGTGCGAAGGATATGACCAAGGAAGAGCAGAATAAACTAGCACGAGACATTGACCAAGCGTTGCGTCAGGGTGCGATCCTTGCGGGCAAGATGAGTGCCAACGTACCTAGGGAAGTGACCGATGAACTAAAAGCCAAGGTCGATTGGCGTGAGGCTATGCGTGAGTTTGTCACATCGTTCTGTATGGATAAGGATGAGAGCACATGGCGTAGACCAAATCGTAGGTGGATAGACCAAGATGTTTACATGCCATCATTGATCGGTGAGTCGGTCGGGCGTATCGTGGTAGCTATTGATATGTCAGGGTCGATTGGTAGCGAGGAGATCGGGCAGTTCCTTGGTGAGGTGCGCAAGATATGCGAGACTGTTAGACCCGAAGGTATCGACTTGATCTATTGGGATACCGAGGTGTGCTCGCATGAGAAGTACGAGCAAGATCAACTTGACAACTTGTTGTCCAGTACTAAGCCCAAGGGTGGGGGCGGTACTGATGTAGCGTGCGTGCCTATCTATATGCGAGAGCATAGGATCAAGGCTGAGTGTTCGGTTATCTTAACCGATGGTTATTTAGGTGGGGACTGGGGTGTGTGGGATTGTCCAACACTATGGGGTATCACAAGTGAGGTTACTTCAGATGTTGGTAAGACTATTCACATCGAAGCGTAATTTATTAACAGGTGTTAACAAAAAGGAGAGTGCAAATGATTCAGAACAGTGCAATGCTAGTTGACTTGAACATCAGTGTATGGACAGGTCGCAAGATGGATAAGAAAGTATCCGAGGAGATTGATGCGAGCAAGGGTACAAAGTCTCGGGCTGGCAACTATCACAAAAAGTTGTTGGCAGGTACAGATCGGTTGGATGAGTTGCAGAAACTTGTTACTAAGATTCGTACGTGGCACTACGAGCAGACCTTGCCTTGGTCGGATGGCGGGTCTCGCTTACTACCAATGAAAAACTTCTTTGACTACAAGGCTACGCTTGGAGACTTTGAGCGTCAGTTGGAAGGTGAGGTACAGATGTTCTTGCAAGAGTACGACACGCTAGTAACGGCGGCGGCTTTCCAGTTGGGTGATTTGTTTGACTCGGAAGAGTATCCTACTGCTGAGAGTTTGAAAAGCAAGTTTAAGTTTAAGTATGTGTTCTTGCCAGTGCCTGATGTAGGTGACTTTAGGATTGAGGTAAATGATGCCCACAAGGAAGAGCTGAAGGCCCAGTATGAAGAGTTCTACAACAACAAGTTGGCAGATGCTATGAAAGATGCATGGGATAGATTGCACGATTGCCTGACACGCATGAGCACAAAGTTGGCGGGCGAGGATAAGCAGATATTCAGAGACTCATTGGTGAATAATGCATCAGACCTATGCGAGTTGCTTACTAAGTTGAACGTGACTGGTGACTCTAAATTAGAGTTTGCTAGAAAGAAGTTGGAGAGTGCGCTTGTAGGTGTCACGGCCAGCGAGTTACGCAAGGACGATGATCTGCGTCTTGACGTGAAAGCCAAGGTCGATGAGATCTTAGGTATGTTTTGATGAGTAGTATCGAGGAAGGCGATTGGGTACTTACAAAGAGTAATCGAATTGGGTATGTAGCGTTTGAAGACCTTGCGTTTAAGAAGGACAACCCTCATGTGTATTTGTATTTTTGGGGTGATGAGTTTCATTGCCGTAGTTACAAAACCAATTCGTTAACCAAAGTAGAACCCGCAATTGCCAAATTATTAACAGATGTTCATAAAGAACAAGTCAATGGTCTTAAAGGAGATAGTGCAAATGATTAACATAATCAACCCAAACAACATAGTATTGAACCCAAAACTTTCTGCTCTGCTGACAGACTTCAAGCGCAAGCAAGTCAGTAGGTTTCCAATCAATGCAAAGATAGAGAGCGAGTATCTAATCAGGTTCTTTGATAGCAGAGTGTCGTACGCACAAAGCACCAAGATAGAAAACATTATTGGTGAGTTGAAACTTGACGGCCTTGATGATAAGAACAGGCAGTACATACGGATTGACAGTCGGCTAATTAACAACGAAAAATACAGTGACTACAATATAAATTATTATTCAAGGCAGACTGTGGATGATAAGAAAGTATCTAAGTGGATGCGTGACTACTTAAAGCCGTTTAGCATTGACGAGATTATAGATAAAACAGTATACATGGCTGAGAGCAAAGTTGAGTTTTGGATTGATCAACCAAAGAATCTAGTCCATGATCTAGTGAGTAGCAGTAAGTCTGACATCATGCAAGAACTATATGCAATGAAACAAGCGGGGCTAGAACCAGTCACCAATACATTCAAGAAGTACATGGGTGATGCTATGAATGCGTATGAGGATTGGTTAGAGCGTAAGAAAAAGAAGTTCTCACGTACTCATGTATTCATTAATCCAGATGAGTCTGTGGTGATCACAATAAAAGATGATGAGAGTAAAAGCAACACTACTACATACGAGAGCCTAGCGGAGTGCCCAAGTATCATACAACAAAATGTCACGTTGTTGCGCATGTTGGAAGGTGATAACTTTATACCTCAAGTCGGTATGCGATCTAGCAAGGTTGAGTTTTGGATTGAGACTCACACAGATAGCGAATAAATAATAAAAATATTATTTATAACCCTTGACAAATTGCGAAGCGACACTATACTATGGATATGATTAAGAATCCATACGTGGCATCTCTCTTAGACATAAACGACTGGCACAACATCAATGTGATGAACAATCGCAACGATGAAACCTTTCAAGTTATGCGTAGAGATGTGCCCCACTACATTAACGAGCGCATCGCTTTGTTAAAACTGTGCGAGCCTAAAAATAATAATGAAGATGAAGATGAGTTAATAGGTAGACGCATCAAGCATAACATGATGGTGCTTTATCTTACTCACGATGAGTTTGTTGAGTTAAAGAAAATATCAAGGAGTGCACAATGACATGACCCCCGAAAAGAAAGTAAAAGATAAAGTGAAAGCCATGCTCAAAGATAGAGGTGCATATTATTTTATGCCCGCTACTCATGGGTATGGTGCATCAGGTGTTGCTGACATCGTTGCTTGTTTACATGGTAAATTTATTGCTGTTGAGTGTAAAGCTAATGGTAATAAGCCGACAGGATTGCAGATAAAGAACATGCTTGATGTTAGTAAGTCGGGCGGTATAGCCATAACGATTGATGAGTCGGGGTACGAGGAGCTGGAGATGTTCTTAATGCACCTTGACCCTAAACACATTGGTGGTATGGTGATCACATTACTCAAATGAGATCGAAGCCCACAGATGGCACTGCACGTAGACTGACTGCTAAGTTGCAGGGGAAGTACGCAGTGTCTGTTAAAGATGTTGCTAGGTTACTTGGTATAAGTGATCGACATGCAGAGCGATACATCAGTCGCTTGCAAGCAGAAGGTATTATTTTTTTGAGGTATCGACAAAGACGATACAACTATTATTCAATCAGGAGAAATAAATGAAAGTAGATAGAGTTGCTGACTTATTAACATCTGTTAATAAAACATTTGGTATTGATGATGTGGATTTAATTATCATTGGTAGTGTGGAGCGTGAACGAAAGGCGGGTAATAAATTAACTATCATGAATTTTGTGGATAACTTCCGCAGAACATCGCCAGCCAACACGCATAGACGCATCAAAAAATTATGTACAAAGAAATTGCTTGAGAAGGTTGGTTCAGAAGATAGCGGTCGGGTTAAGTTTCTAGCCACAGGCAAAAGGTTTACAGAGTTGCACGCACACTTGATGGAGGTTTGACATGGAAATATCTAATGGTGTACAAGCGTTAGTGAACCGCATGAATGATTACCCCGAAGAGTTCTTTGACCCAACCAAGAACGAAAGATGGTCATTCATTTATAAAGACACATTTAGAGATGTTTTGTCCGAGCCTGAAAAAGCCATGATTCACACCGCTCTAAAAGAAGTTCGTAGGAAAGAGTTTGAATCGTTGATTGTGCAACAGATATTCAAGGAAGAGAACAAAATCAATTACATGTCGTATGGTAAGGCTATCGCTCATGGAGAAGGTCAACAAGTTAACATTGATGATTTAAGGTTGCCCGCAGATTATGTGGCTAAAAGGCTAGGTCAAAAATGAAAACAGAAATATCTCAAATGGTGACAATGCTCGCCGAGCGTATGCGCACGAATCCCGAAGACTTTATTCATGAAATTGGCACTCATACTCCTAAATTTTATGATATTGCACAATCAATCTCTGACATGATTGCTGACCCCAATCTAAAATATTATTGGTTTCTTAACGATACCGAAAAGCAAATACTGGTTGATGCGTACCGTGATCTTTGCCGAAACCGTTTTGAAAACTCTTGCATGGAGACGCTACTTGGGGATAGGCAAGAGTCTGCAATTCAGGGACACAAACCCTCTAATGTGAAAAACAAAGCACAAGGTAGCTATCAAGCAACCCCTTGGGTTGATCCAAGGTCGTTATACGGACAACGTGAAGACTTGTTACGGCGACAAGAAGACTTAATACGAGTGAGTGCAAGCGAGAACGGCATAAACCAAATACAAACTTTATCTATTGCACAACGAATCAATGGCGCATTGAATAAGATGGTGAAAAAATGAATCTAATAACCATAGATTTTGAAACGTACTACTCTAAAGAGTTTAGTCTATCCAAGATGACGACTGAAGAGTATGTGCGACATGATGACTTTGAAGTTATCGGGGTATCCGTCAAGGAGAATGATGATGACGCTATTTGGTTTACTGGCGATGATGCTGAGATTGCTGAGTTTCTTGGTCACTATGATTGGAGCAATTCTTTTGTACTTGCCCATAACGCTCAGTTTGACGGCGCTATTCTCACTTGGAGGTTTAATATTAAACCGAAGGCTTGGCTTGACACATTGTGCATGGCACGTGCAACGCATGGGGTCGAGGTCGGTGGTAGTCTTGCGTTTCTTGTGGAAAAATATTCGTTGGGCGCAAAGGGGACAGAGGTTGTTAGTGCCCTCGGAAAAAGACGCAATCATTTTAATGCTGATGATCTCCATGCATATGGTCGATATTGCATTAATGACGTGGAACTGACAAAGAAGTTGTTCGATGTGTTCATGAAGACTTTCCCGGCGAAGGAGTTAAAAGTCATTGATACAACTTTACGTATGTTCATTGAACCGACTCTGGAGCTAAACTTACCAATGCTTGAATCTCATTTAGAGAGTGTCAAGGATAAGAAAGCGCAGTTGTTACAGGCGGTGGATGCTGATAAAGATTCATTGATGAGCAACGACAAGTTTGCTGAGTTGTTGACGATGCTGAAGGTTGACCCGCCCAAAAAGATTAGCGCACGCACAGGCAAAGAAGCATGGGCATTTGCTAAGACTGACGAGGAGTTTAAAGAGTTGCTTGAGCATCCTGATCCAAGGGTGCAAGCGTTGGTGTCCGCACGGCTTGGTCTAAAGACTACGCTAGAAGAAACACGCACACAACGATTCATTGAGATTGCTTACAGGGGCAAGTTACCAGTACCCATAAAGTATTATGCGGCGCACACAGGTCGGTGGGGTGGTGACGATAAGATCAACCTACAAAATCTTCCTAGTCGTGGCAACAATGCGGGCAAGTTGAAGATGTCCATTGAAGCACCTGATGGGTATGTGATTATTGATTGTGATTCTGCTCAGATCGAAGCACGCACATTGGCGTGGTTGGCGGGGCAAGATGATTTAGTGGAGGCATTTGAAAATGGCGAGGATGTTTACAAGATCATGGCATCGGCTATCTACAATAAGAAAGCAGAAGATGTCACAAAAGAAGAGCGGTTCGTTGGTAAGACAACAATCCTCGGTGCGGGGTACGGGATGGGAGCGGTTAAGTTTAGTGCGCAACTTAAAAATTTTGGCACAGACATTGGGGAACAGGAGTCAAAGCATATTATCGAGACGTATCGCAAAACGTACCCTAAAATTGTCGATCTTTGGCGAGAGTCGCAGAAGTGTCTGAACGCTATCGTGTCGGGTAATGCAAGTACATTTGGTGCAGTTGATGCGGTTAAGTTTGACCCAATAGAGAAAGGGTTTCTACTGCCTAGTGGACTGTGGCAACGATACGATACTCTCGAAAAGACATTTGATGCTGATGGCAAAGAGCAGTACCAATATAAGACACGCAAGGGTATGGTCAAAATCTATGGGGGTAAAGTCGTAGAGAACATATGCCAAGCAGTTGCACGATGTGTTATTGCCGAACAGATGTTGATGATCGCCAAGAAATACAAGGTTGTGTTGACTGTGCACGATGCGGTGGCTTGCATCGCACCACAAGCAGAAGCTGATGAAGCTAGAGCGTACGTAGAAACATGTATGCGTTGGAGACCTGATTGGGCGAAGGCCCTACCTTTGAACTGCGAGTCAGGTATGGGTAAGAACTATGGAGAGTGTTGATGTATAACTTTATGAGCATGACTAAACAAGTCCATAAAAAACCGCCATCACGGGAGTTATGTTTGTTCTTGGCTAAAAGATTTGCTGAGATGAATATAAAAACAGTTCAGAATCTATCATGGCACTATTTGTTTTGCTATGTAATGTACGACCATTGGATTGAGGAGTATTGGAATGACTGATGCATTAGTTTGGGCACTAGCATTTGGTGCAGTTATTGCCGTAGTGTTGTACGCTATGGTGTTGGCGTGGATGTTCATTCAGGAGCATAAAGATGACTAGAGAAGAATACATCAAATTATTTCACAAAGAACAATTAAATCTTGTTGCGTTTAAACGCTTACTAGATTGCGATGAAGAAGTTTTGCGATTAGTAAATAAAGCAATACTAAAAGAACGTGAAGAGTGTGCAAAGATTGCTGACTCATATGCAGATGGGTTAGAGCGTAATTACTCTGAAATCATTGCGGACAAAATCCGAGCAAGGGAAAAAAATGAAGTTTAGAAAAAAGCCTGTAGTGATTGATGCTACGCAATTTTGGATCAACACTCCTGATGGATGGCCTCAAGGCGTATACAAGGATAGTACAAGCCCAACAGGATATAGGATCGACACCCTCGAAGGAAGCCATGAGGTTACCGAAGGCGATTGGATTATTACTGGCGTGAAGGGCGAACATTATCCATGCAAGCCTGACATCTTTAAAATGACATATGAAAGGATAGAAGAATGAAAACCAAAGAAGAGATTAAAGACGAAATAATTGAGTTGTATGGTGCTACGCAAGCGTTGAGCGAAACGGCATTTCTTTTGCATGAACAACAGACAGAAATCACAAAGAAACTGTTTGCTTTAAACAATATGTTAAGAGAGATGGAGGACAAGAATGACTAACACAGAAACTAAAATTACTTTTTACAAACCTCCTGAACCAGTTGGTTATTGGTGTTTGTATGGTGGTGGGCCTACAACAAAATTTGCAATGTTTCAAAAACCAACGGATAAACAAATCAAAAACACAACTGAATTGTTGGGATGGATTTGGGAGGATGCGAAATGACTAAAGAAGCACTACAAATCGCATTAGAAGCTCTGACTGATTTTGACTACGACAAACGCATCAAGGCTATTGAAATTATCAAAGAAGCACTAGAAACAAAAGATAGACCCGTGCAAGTATCCCCATTCGAGTTTGTTGAAATTGTTTACGAGAAAGAATGCTTAATTGGTAGACCAATAGTTTGGGCGCAATGGCCTAATGAGGAGAAAAACACATGACCAAAGACGAAGCATTACGCCTTGCATTAGAGGCGTTAAAAGAAACTTGGTATCACGTTGGTACATTTTCTCCAACCGATGAGGCTATAGAATTGTATGACAAAGCCATAAGAGCTATTAAAGAAGCACTAGAAACAAAAGATGAGCCTGTGGCGTGGATGAGTGAAGATGAACATACTGTTTACACAAGCAAACAAGTTGATGGTTGTTTTCAACATGACCACATTCCTCTCTACACCACACCACAACGCACATGGGTAGGACTGACTGATGAGGAAATACAAGAGTGTTTGCAAGGTTTGCCAACACAGACGATTGATGTGTACGCAAGACGCATTGAAACCAAGATTAAGGACAAGAATGACTGACGAAGAAATACACAACATTTATTTGCACATGAGTGGCAAAGCAGAAGGGTTGGTTGAAGCGACTGGCACGGCTGACTTTCCTGTATTGTTTGCTAGAGCAATCCTTGAGTACGAAGGATTGACAAAAGATATGCAGAATATGGCATCTGAATCTACCTATAAAGAACAAGTAGAAACAAAAGATGCGCCTGTGGCGTGGGAGCAATTCCACGAACACATGGCGGGGCCAAATTATGTCGCACCACAGCGCACATGGGTAGGACTGACTCAAGAAGAATTTGAGAAACTAATTAATGATGCAGGATTTACTCGCTCAGATTTACTGATGATGGGCGCTTGTGTAGAAGAAATTGTTTATCTAGTTGAAGCCAAGCTGAAGGAGCGCAACACATGAGACTAACACGAACTTTCAACGCAGGGTACGACAACTTGTATCTCAACAAGGATGATGTTGACCGATTGCTCAAGGGGCAGATGATTAAAGAATCCTCATTGATTGTTCAAATGGAAAAGCCTGAGCGTGAATGGGTTGGACTAACACAAGCGGAACTTATTCAATGCGGGGTGTTGCCATTTGGAATGTCATACGAACTATGTCAAGCCATTGAAGCCAAGCTGAAGGAGAAGAACACATGAGTGAACAAGAACGCAGTGAATTATGTTCTAACTATGGTGGCTTTTGCAAAAAAGAATGGGTAGGACTGACAGAAGAAGATTTAAAGCCAATATGTGATGAATGGCGAATTGTTTATGGCGCATGGATGGACGACTTTGCCAGAGACATAGAAGCCAAGCTCAAGGAGAAGAACACATGAGCAAAAAAGACAATGGTTATGAATACAAAACATATGACACGGCAAGATTTCATATACCCGAAGGTTTGTATTCCATAGAAGATGTTGAAAAAATGCTCATTCACATGAGAAAAACAAAACAAAAAACAGAAGCATACCTTGCAAAAACATTAGAGCCAATTAAGGAGAAGAACACATGACTGAAGAAGACGAAGAGTTTGAACGCATCACGCGTAGACAACGTGAGTATCTTGAACACCCACGTTGGAAAGATCACACAAAGGAATGTCCCAACTGCGCCAAGATGCGCGAGGACATAGACATCTTAATGAAACGCCTTGAACGGGCACTATCGGAGAAAAATGAATTGTCCTAAATGTGGTGCATGGAGTATTGTAAAGTACACTAAGACACCAGTACGCAGAAGAGAGTGCGCCAATGAACATAGATTCACTACACAAGAAATCTGCATTGACGATAAGATGCACCAACAAAAAGTAGAACGCATGAGTAAAAATAGAAAGAATAAGAATGGATGAGAATGATGAACACATGAGAGATTTAATGGCGATGTTTGCAATGTGTGGACTAATCTCCCACGAAGGGCAACGCCCTAATACTGTGCAAACCGCTTATGACCTAGCAGATGCAATGATGGATTATCGTAAGAACTTGGATGATGGCATTGCGTCTATAACATCGAAAAGAAAATATGAGCGAAGAGCAAAAGATTAAGTACACGTGGTCGTATTCGAGCCTTGACTTGTACAAGCAGTGCCCGCACAAGTACTACCGCTTGCGTGTAAAGAAAGATGTGGTTGACCCTGAAAGCGATCAGAAGAACTATGGAACTGAGTTTCATACGGCGGCTGAAGAGTTCATCAGGGATGGCAAGCCGTTGCCACAACGCTTTGAATTTACACGTGAGCTTCTTGAGCTACTCCGTAAGAGGACAGGACAACATCTTTGTGAGAATAAGCTAGGATTGACTCGCAGCCTGGAGCCATGTAGTTTCTTCTCAAAAGATGTTTGGTGGCGTGGTATCGTGGACTTGATTACCTTGCAAGATGATCGTGCTTTTGTGGTGGACTACAAGACTGGTCGTACAAGCAAGTATGCGGACACAAAGCAGTTGGAGATCATGTCCCTTGCCGTGTTCAAGCATTACCCACAGGTCAAGAAGATCAAGGCGGGGTTGCTGTTCGTCATTGCAAATGACTTTGTCAAAGCGGACTACGATGTAAAAGATTCGGGTATTTATTGGCAGAACTGGATTACGGATACAAACAGGTTAGAAAAATCAATAGAACTTAATGTATGGAATCCAAGACCTAACTTTACGTGCAAAGGTTGGTGTCCAGTTAAAGATTGCGCACATAACGGCAAGGGGTACTACAAATGATTGATGTAAAACTGAGTGACTCAGGCATTGAAGGTGCAGGTATATTCCATGATTTGCGATACACCAATGACCGAAATAATGGTAACCAAAACGAAATGACATTTAGTATAAAAAATGAATCAGGTAATGATTTACAAGCTGAAATTACACTAAATGTATTCGACTATAAAACAAAAAATTATAGACAAGATGTGCACAAACTAGAGAGCCTTAATGGAGTAAAACTAACCATTAAAGGTGCTATTGAGAATAGCGACTTCTTGCAGATGTTGCAATTGATCTTGGAAGCTGAGAAAATGGTAGATATCATTAAACCTTAACGAGGTAATCATGGGAACAACTAAAAAGACAGGCCGTAAATATGCTGAGGCAGCTCAATACGAAGACACACCGGAACAAGTTAAACATCGTGAAGAACGCAACAAGTTGCGGTATAAGTTTTTGAAAGAAGGCAAAGTCAAAAAGGGTGACAAAAAAGATGTTGCTCATAAACTTGCATTGGACAAGGGTGGTAGCAACAAGCAAGGTGCATTTGTGCAAAGCGAGTTTGGCAATCGTTCGTTCAAGCGGGACTCAAAGGGCAACTTAGTGTCGGAGATAAGCGTTAAAGAACGCAAGATGAAAAGAAAATAAAGTGCAAATTATTGACAACAAAGCGTTATTAATTAAAGTACGTGACCCTAACCGCATAACTGCGGTGATACCAAAATCAAAAGTGGTTGGGCAAAACGAGGTGCTAGTGAAGTGGGGGTTGGAAGAGGCGCAAGTATTAAAAAACATGCGTATCAAGAATGTTCCATCGCCTATTGAAATGGACTACCAATGGACAGGGATATATAAACCCTTTGACCATCAGAAGACCACAGCATCTTTCCTCACGTTACATCGCCGTGCATTTTGTTTTAACGAACAAGGCACAGGTAAAACATCGTCTGTGATATGGGCGGTGGACTACTTGATGAACAAGGGTGTCATCAAGAAAGTTCTTGTGTTGTGTCCATTATCCATCATGCAGTCTGCATGGGAGGCTGACCTCTTTAAGTTTGCAATGCATCGCACATGTGCTATCGCTCACAGTTACTCAAAAGAAAAACGCATTGAGGCAGTGCGCAGTCAAGCTGAGTTTGTGATATGCAACTATGATGGGTTAGAGATTATCAAAGACGAAGTCATAAGCCAACAGTTTGATCTCATTGTCATTGATGAGGCTAACGCTTATAAGAATGTAAGTACCAAGAGGTTTAAGGTTCTTAATTCAATCATCAAGCCTGACACATGGGTGTGGATGCTTACAGGAACTCCTGCATCTCAGTCGCCTACTGATGCGTATGGGTTGGCAAAAATTATTAACCCATCAGGTGTGCCTAAATTTTATGGTGCGTTTAGAGACATGGTCATGATGAAGATAACCACGTTCAAGTGGATACCCAAGCCTACATCAGAAAAAATACTTCATGATGTGCTACAACCTGCAATACGTTTTACAAAAGATGAGTGCTTGGATTTACCAGAAATGACGTACGTGACTAGGCATGTACCTTTGACTACACAGCAGATGAAGTACTACGAAGCCATACGCAAACAGATGACCACAGTTGCGGCGGGTGAGGAGATAACCACAGTAAATGCGGCGGCTAATCTAAATAAATTATTGCAACTATCATGCGGGGCAGTATATAGCGATAGCGGTGAAACAGTTGCGTTTGACGCAAAGAATCGCATGAGTGCGTTACTCGAAGTCATCGAAGAAGCAAGCCACAAAGTAATTATCTTTGCACCATTTAAACATGCTATCGACATCATCGCAGAAGAACTAACCAAAAATCAAATCCCTAACGAAACAATTCATGGAGGTGTATCGGCAACTAAACGCACAGAAATATTTTCAAAATTCCAAACAGAAAAAAATCCACAGGTGCTTGTCATTCAACCACAGGCCGCTGCGCATGGAGTTACACTTCACGCCGCTAATGTTGTTGTATGGTGGGGGCCAATCACATCAATAGAGACTTATCTACAAGCTAATGCACGTGTGCATAGGGCTGGGCAACGTAACCCATGTACTGTCGTTCACCTAGAGGGAAGTCCCGTTGAGAAAAAAGTTTACAAAATGTTATCAGAAAAAGTAGACATTCATACTAGGCTGATAGATTTATATAAAAATATTTTAGGAGATACTTGACAAAGTAAAGTAATGCCTATATATTTGAGATACAAACAAAAAGGAGTGCACCATGACTGAAGTAACTGAAGAAGCAACAGCAGAGAGATTAGCAAAAATCTATACTAAAATTAGAGATAAACGCAAGGAGCTTGAAAAAGAAGTTAGCGAGCTAAAAGAAAAACAAGATGTCATAGCCAAGGAACTACTTGAGTTATGCAAAGAGCAAGGCGTTACCACAATGCGCACTGCTTACGGCACTATATCTAAAAGGGTAACCAAGAACTACTGGACTAGTGATTGGGAATCTTTCTTCAAATTCATTAAAGAGAACGATGCCTTTTCGTTGATGCAACAACGTATCAATAACTCGAACATGGCACAATTTCTTTCTGAAAACCCCGATGTGCTTCCGCCGGGTCTAAATGCGGACACAACACAAACCATCGTAATTATCAAACGCTAGGAGTTATAAATGAGCAACGACATCATGTTAGATTTGGGACTACCAAACTATTTAAAAGAGATTGAGTTAGACGAGACCACTAAAGCCCTAATGGGTGGCACAAGTGGTATGGGTATGAAGCGCATCTCCATCAAAGGTGGTGTGTGGAGACTCATGGCAAATGGCAAAGAGATTTCAAAGAATGAAGATCGTTCAATGAATGTTGTCATCGTTGCCGCCGCACCAAAAGTATCGAGAACTTTTTACTTGAAGAGTTACTCAGAAGGTAGCGAGCCTGCTGCACCTGATTGTTGGTCTGCTGATGGTGAAGTGCCTGATGCAAAGTCTTCTATTCCACAAGCCAAGCGTTGCATAGACTGCGATCAAAACGTCAAAGGTTCAGGTCAAGGTGATAGCCGTGCTTGCAGATTCAGTCAACGTATTGCAGTTGTGTTGGCTAATGATATCAAGGGCGATGTCATGCAACTCACATTACCATCTAAATCTATCTTCGGAGCGGGGGAGCCTGGGAAGTGGCCTCTACAAACATATGCAAAGATGTTAGGCAGTAAAGGTATACCAGTCACGGCCGTAGCAACTGAGATGCGTTTTGATACTAATAGCGCAACGCCTGTCATTACATTCAAACCTGTTCGTGTGCTTGAGACTCATGAGCATCAAGTTGTGATTGAGCAAGGCAAAACATTGGAAGCTAAGAACGCTATTACAATGACTGTTGCTGAGGCTGATGGTATTAAATTGCCTAAATTGGAAGCCCCTGTGGAAGCACCCAAGGCTAAAGAACCAAAGGCTGAAGCTAAAGTGGAAGACGTTGAGCCAGTCAAACGCTCTGCTAAGAAGGAAGAAGAGCCAGCACCCAAGAAAGACTTGTCAAAGATTCTTGAAGAGTGGGATGACTAATCATGCCTAAAGGGTATTCACTTCTAACAGTGCAGGAAGTTAAGGAAGCCAATCAAAATTTGCTTGGTGTAAAACTGGGTAAAATTTGCATTGAACGAGACATCCCAGTCACAGACGTTGCAGAGTTCTTTGGAGTGAGCCGTGTAACTATCTACTCATGGTTTCGTGGGCAGGTAGTTGTATCGGGTAAACACGCAGAGAAAATGCAGAAGCTAATCACAAAATTAGCGTAACGGTTTGAGGGGGCTAGGCTAGCTACCGAAAAGGGTGCTCCGTCTCATCCCTGCCCAACTCATTTAAAAGACGAACCAAGGACGGATATGATTTCGAGAAACGAGTTTCTCAGGCTTGTGCTCCCCCCATTACAAGCTGATGAGTATTACTGCGCTTTCGGGATCGCAACAGTTAATGAAAAAGATATAGTTGATCAGAAGTTTGTAGATAGTATTGAAGAACTAAGTTATAAAGCAAACTACTTTGTTGAGTATAACTTTAATGCTTTCTTTGCTTTAGCTAAATATGGTGACCCGAAGAATGGGCGTACCACAAACAACGCAATATCTCTAAAGTCGTTTTTCATTGATCTTGATTGCGGGCCTGGAAAGCCTTATGCAGATTTGAGTGAAGGGCTTGTTGCCCTAAAAGATTTTTGTAAGAAAACAAAACTGCCTCGCCCAACTATTGTGAAGTCAGGGCTTGGCGCACACATATACTGGGTGCTTGATGAAGCAATGCCGAGGAAGCAATGGAAGCTCCATGCTGAGAGGCTGAAAGAGTTATGTGTAGAACACAAGTTTGATGTTGACCCCGCAGTCACAGGGGAAGCGGCACGGGTGCTTAGAGTGCCTGAGACTTACCATTTGAAAGACCCAACCAATCCAATCTTGGTTGAGGTACTGCACGTTGCTCCGACCATAAGCAACATTAAAGACTTACTGCCCCCATCCGAAGATGCGTTGGCTGTGTTAGAAAGGGCTGAGTTTAAACGCCCAATGGATGCGGTGACGCTAGCGTTGATGGGTGCAAGCCAATCTAGGTTTAAGACTATTCTAATTAAATCTGTCGAAGGCACAGGCTGTAAACAGATTGTTGGCATCTACGATAACCAACACGACATTGATGAGCCGTTGTGGAGAGCGGGGCTAAGTATTGCGCACCAGTGTATAGATAGGGATAAAGCAATCCATATCATATCGCACAAGCATCCTGATTACTCTGCAACAACTACTGAGAAGAAGGCCAACGAGACGAAGGGGCCTTACACATGTGAGACGTTTAAGAAACTAAATCCAAGTGGGTGCGAGGGATGCACACTAAAGATTACATCTCCAATTCAGATTGGCAAAGAGATTGTTGAGGCTACTGAAGAAGACAATAAGGTCATGGACTTAGAACCTGAGACCAAAGAACTAAAAGAGTTTGTGATACCGAAGTATCCACATCCGTTCTTTAGAGGCAAAGTAGGTGGTATATACCAAAGAGTCAAGACGGCAGATGGTGAAGAAGTAGAAGACATTGTGTACCCATACGACTTCTATGTTGTCAAGCGTATGCAAGACCCTGAATTGGGTGAAACAGTGCTACTGAGATTGCACTTGCCAAAAGATGGTGTACGTGAGTTCATCATGACGCTAGCCAGCGTATTATCCAAAGAGAAATTCATCAGCACAGTTGCATCATTTGGTGTGACTGCATTAGGCAAAAAGCAGGATGCGCTTATGTATTATGTAACTAAATGGGTGGAAGAATTACAAATGAATTCGCAAGCAGAAAAAGCATACAAGCAATTTGGATGGATTGAAGACGAGTCAGGCATCATTGTTGGCGATAGAGAGATACGTGCAACAGAAGTGGTGTATAGCCCGCCATCAAGCCCAACGCTACCGCATGTGCCGTTCTTCCAAGCCAAGGGCGACTTCCAAGTATGGAAAGATACAATTAATGTATACGGCAAAGAAGGCATGGAGGACAGAGCCTTTGCATTCTTTATGGGCTTTGGCACTATGCTGATGAAATTTACGGCGCTTGATGGGTTTTTGCTAAACTTGTTTAGTCGTGAATCAGGATCAGGGAAAACCACTATTCTGCAAGCGATCAACAGTATCTACGGCAGACCAAAAGAACTCTTGCTTTCTCCCAAGGATACGTATAACTCACGCATGGGCAGGATGGGAGTCATGCAAAACTTTGCGGTTACATTGGATGAGATTACCAATATGCCCGCTGATCAAATGTCGCAACAAGCCTATGATGTGACATCAGGTAGGGGCAAGAACCGCTACAAGCAGCATGAGAATGCAGAGCGCATGAATAACACCAAGTGGCAAACTGGTTTGATCACATCATCCAACAGGGTCATTGCCGATGCGTTGCTATCTGTTAAGGGTTTTCCCGATGGTGAGTTGAAGCGCATAATGGAGATTAACATTAAGCCCGATCCGTTTGATGACGCAACATGGGCACGTCAACACTTTGGCAAACTAATGGATAACTACGGACATGCCATACAACCATACGCACAGGCATTGGTTGCCCAACTACCAATGGTCAAAGCACAGTTGGCAGAAGTCCAGTTGCGTATTGAGCAAGCCGCCAATATTAAAAACGCTGAGAGGTACTGGGCATTGATGGCATCCCTTAGTATCACAGGCGGGGCAATCGCTAAAACCCTTGGACTGCATGACATACCAATCAAACCAGTCTTTAACTACGCTATAGACCTAATAAATAATACACGGAACAAGACACGTGAGTACATGTTTGACGGAGATGATTTCCTAGGTGGGTTCTTGCAACGCCACTTCTCTGAGATATTGGTCATTAACGGCAATAAGGATAACCGCACAGGGCTAGAGCATGGCCCGATCAAAGAGCCAAGGGGTGCATTGACTGCACGCTATGAGCCTGATACCAAGAATCTTTACATTGTTAACCGCACATATAGGGAGGATTGCGCTAAGAATTTTATGAACTACGAGGAGTCCTTAGCCCCGTATCGTAAATCCAAATCATTACTTGGCGTGAAGAAAAAGCGCATGACGGCAGGTACTCTTGCAAATACGCAAGCCCCAGTAAATGCACTGTGCTTTGATTCGACTAAGCTAGACTTCTTCAATGAGACTGTGTTGCTAAATGCTGAAGATTCTAAATCTACCGATACTGATTGAATGGGACAAGTTTAAAGGAGGCACATCCTTCTTTATCCCTTGCCTAGATCGCAGGGCAACTCAAAGGTACGTACAAGCGGAAGCCAGGCGCCATAGGTTAAGCGTGATCTGTAAACAAGTTATAGAGAACAATATTTACGGCTTGCGCGTTTGGAGAAAGGAAGATACAATTTAGTGTCAGTTGCACTCTACTTCCTAGAAGTACTTAGCCCCCGCTGGTCGGGGGCTTTTTTTCAATCTTCAGAAAACTTCTCTCTGATTTCGGGCAACAACTTCTTGTTGTAAACAATTCCGTCAATCATGTTTTTCTCATTGGCTTTGCGTGCAGTCTCAGATTTCTGCAAAGTAGCTGATGTAATACGCTCACCCGGATGTGCTTCATTGAATGAAGTGATCTTGTCTTGGGTACTACTCATCAAATCTGTATCACCAGCCGTTCTTGCTAAGTCATAAAGATTGAGCAACTTAGTCTTGCGTGCCAGCACTTCTTTTTGGAACTGGGTACGTGCGCTAGACATTTCGTACATATTAGATAGATCAGCAGGTGCAAAGCCCGCTATCTGCATCAGGCCATTGTATGTATTGATGTCTGATTCAATTGGGTCACCCTTGAGAGTCTGCGCACCCTCAGTCATGTACCTAAACCCTTTCATACCATTACGCACAAAGCTAGGAGCCAAGGCTTCAAATGCACGTTTGGTATGTCCTTCAGCCATCATCTTGGCGGCGTTTTCTGCGTTGACTGCATACGATGCGGCAGGGCCAAGAGCTTGTTGAATGATGGTTAATGTTAGGCCATGATCTGCTACGCTACGTGGGTCATCACGATAGATTAGATCGGTTGCAAGACCAACACGATTAGATATCTCTAAATTAGTTAGATAGTTAACTGGGCCTTTGTACGCAAACTCACCAAAGAAATCACGCATCTCTTCATTGAAGTCAAAAGGTTCATCATCGTCACCGAACAATGCGTTGATAATGCTGGCTAAAGTTGAAGCTGCTCCGTAAAAAGGTAATCCTTTAGCACCAGCAAATGCCATGCCCATGCCATATGTACCAATAAGTTGACGCATAGCAGCTTTACGCACTACAGGAGTTTCACCTTTAAATGCTTGATGGAACGCACGACCAATAACGAATGCACTATTCCAAGCAAAAGATTTAAATGTAAATGCTACCCTGCCTAGTGGGTGTTGCATCCACTTTGGCGCAGTGACGGACATACCTGATGTATGTGCATCTTTAACAGTATCAATAGCTTCACGGATAGCTTGTGCTTCGCTCTTGCCTTTTTGTTTGGCTAAGTCATAAGCAGCCACGGCGGTAACGGCACGATTGTATTTTTCACTTGCGGCAAATGGGATACTCAAAGCACCCAGCATCTTTGCTTTCAACCCAGTGAATTCACTTGTGCTTTGTCTGCGACCTTCCAGTACCTCACGTGCCATCGTATGCTCAAGCTGACCATGATCCATCAGAGCTTCGTACAAATTCTTATAGCGTGCGTTCTTGTCTAGCCCGTTGATAGCAATTTTGCTTGCATTCATCATGGCGCTTGTAGCACCTGCAAACCCATACTTGCCACTCAATATAGGCCATACCATCATGGGCAATGAGGTCACGTTGACCAGTGCAGATGAAGCGTTACCTGCAATGTATTCCATATAGCTTAGTGTGGTTGCCCCACTTACTAGATCGCTATATGTTGGGTTGTGCATAAACCCACGTTGGTCATAGACATTCTGTGCTGCGGCGTATACATCAGGAGTATTGGTGTTGCTAGCTTCTGCACCAATAGCATCAATAGCTTTATCTATCTCTGGAGAATATGCAGAGTCAGAAAGTTTTCTTGCCCACTTGATCATGGTGTCGCCGTAACCACGCACAATGTCACGCTCCATGCCACGTACGTTTTCAGACTTCATGAACTGTTTAACTAAAGACTGTGCAGGGAACAATGCTAGGTACGATTGGTACACATTATTGAGTTGCTCTTGGCTTGCACCGTTTTGTTGTAGTCCGTGCATGATCTGTCCCAAGAAAGATGTTGGTGGGACTAGACCTTGTTGGTACTGTGCGTTTTGTAGATTCTGATAGGACTTATGCTGTGCACCTTTTAGCACATCCTTAATGAACTTATCACGTTCACGAATAGACTCAAATGCTGAAGCAGCACGTTCACCAGTAGCAGGGTCTGCATACTCTACCCAAAAATCACCACGGCGCAGGAATGGTATATACCCAGGCACACGGCGTTTAGTTTGGAACTCAGCTTTGATGCGAGCAGCAAGCGATGGCGTAGCGTTGGCTAATAGAATTTTTTCATACTCATTGATTGAGTCTTCATATGACTTGCGTATAGTCTTATAAACGTCTTGAACTTCTGTAGGTAATGCATGGTATATGGTTCTTAGTCTTGCAAACTCTGATAAGTTTTCTTTTGTTGTTGGGAATTTAGGATTAAGGATGTCCACTTCTGCCAAGCGAGCATCGTAAGCCATGTCATTCATGCGCTCCATCGCTGCTTTATGTTTCTTAAAGACATCAGTGAAGTGCTTGTAGTTTTTGTTGATTTCCTTGATGCGTCTCTCTTGCGTACCATTACGTTTCTCAAGTGCATCTATCAATCGTTGGATTGAAGGAAGTTGTTTCTTGTAAATAGTGTTTAAGTGATCAAGGCGCAACAGCCCAAATGCTAACTTAGTTGTGGATGGCCCTGCATACATAGGGCTATTTTTATCCGCAATGTTTGAGAATGTGTTTCTAGCTTTATCAACTGCTTCTCGTGTAAGGTTGGGCATGTTTTTGCCAATTTCGCCTACTGTGCGAAAAGCATCATTAACTGCTTGTCCCGTGCTCATAAACATCTTTTCAGATGGCGTTGCTTCCACGTCCCGTGAAACATCTATAGCATCATTAATAAATTTCAAACCCGCATTATAAGCAGATTGGCCTTTACGGAATCCAAAGAACTCAGCAATAGACTGCATGATTCTTTCAAACAAGTTGCCGCTCTTAGGGGCTTTGATTGTTTTAAGAACTGCTTGGAAGTTGGGGTTACCTACTAACTCAGAAGCAAACTCCTGCAAGTCCTGCGCACCATAGGCAGCGCCTAATTGATTTTGTATTTGGTCAAAAAACTTTAAGAATTGTTTAGTAAGCGGATGGTTACGGTTATTAAGTACGTGCGATATTGCAGCATGTGTAATCTCATGAATTGCAGTATGCTCATTTAACCCATGTTCGGGGTCAAGCGTAATTGTGTTGGTAGCAGGATCATAAGAACCAGCTTTGCCAAAACCAACTTCACCAATAACAATCTTGGGATTTAACCCAAGTGCTTTGAATCTACGCAATACTTGCTTGATCTCATTGTTATCAATGGTCTTGATTAAATGGTCAAGAATATTATTGACATTGCCTTTTTTGACTAGGTCAATACCCGTAGCATCTAAATTTTTGCCTTTATAAGCAGGGCCATAAAATATATCTTTACCTAATATTTGTTTCAACTCTTCTTTAAGTTGCAGCTTTGTCATTTTGTTAGGCAATGAGTCTATTGCCATATCCATAGCGCCTAGTATTTGCCCTTTGTTTAACAAATCTTTAAACGTTTTTTTATTCTTTGGGTCGGGCAACCAATTGTCGTAAATGTATTGGATTGCTTCCTTTTGCCTATCCTTTGCAGAAACGCCACGGCCTTTACGAGCAACGGGCTTTTCTTTTTTAGGCATAGCTGCTTCCGCATCTTCTTTGCGTTTGCGAGCTTCTTCAACTTTTTGTTTTACTAGTTGCTCTGATTCTTGAATACCTAATTTGTTTAGGTTATTCATAAATTCTGCACGCTTATTATTTGGTAGCTGTTCTAGATTTGCCAATAAAGCAGCCCCATCTGGACTATTTTTTGCAATTTCTTCCTGTAGTGATTTAAGTGTTTGTTCGTTTTTAGTTTTTTGCAATGGCTCTTGAGCTTTTTGAGTAATGTCTTTTATTGTGAAATACTCATTAATTAAAGCGGACAAGCGCAATGTCTTATGCACATCTGTACCACGATGCGATTTTATTTTTACATATTTTGCTTCGATGTTTTGATTTGCCGCAGCTTCATGAATTTTAGAAGTCAGCAAGTTATCCACACGTTTATCGTTCTCTTCAATAAATTCTGCGTGTTCTTGTTTTGCTTTTTCTGCACCTTTTTCAGCTTTTGCTTTATCGTTCTGCGCCTTTTTACTAAGTGGTTTTTCTATTGGAGCGGGCTTTCGGACTTCTCCTGCATTAACGCTTGGAGCATTCTGTTCAGCAGGAACATTTCCATCTCGTTCAGTTGGTTCAACTGTTCCGGCGGCTCCTCCAGCGGGTTCGCTAACCACCTCATTGCTTGTTCCAGTTGTGGTTGTGTCAGGTCTTGTAGCATCTTCAACTCCTTGGAATTCTGGGCGACCTAAGAATGCTTCTACATTCTCACGTGCTTTTGTACTTGTTGTTTTTTCTGCATATGCTTCAAGCACACGCTTAACTTCAGCGGCGTCGGCCGGGTTACTGATGTCCTTACCATGTATCAACTTGTTTCTAATAAACGTGGCGGTACGTCCTATGCCCAGGCCCTTAAACGTATTGTCGTCTATGGTTGTGGGAAGTTGTTGTGGTGTTAGCTGTGTAGGCTTCTGGACTACGGTAGGCTCTGGAGCTACTGCGGTAGTTTGATCCACAGGTGCAGCAGCTTGTTGTTCTACAGGTGCAGCTTGTGGCGGCGCAGGTTGTTCTTGCACTGGCGCAGTAGGGGCGGCTTGTTGCGGTGCAACTGTTGGAGCAGCAGGTGCAACTTGTTGTTGTGTGGGCAGTACAGGCTTGGGGCCCCGCTTGGCTGCTAGATTCTCATTCTCAGCTTTTTGTTGTGCAATAGTTTGTGCTAAAGGTGATGGCTGTCTAGCCAACGACAACAAATCAATCTTGGTTGGTGCAATTTCAGCAATAGCAGCTTTAAGTTTTGCGGCGGCTTCTTTGGTTGCAGCAGCTTGGCGTTGCTGTTCTAGGCGCTCACGATTAGCCGCAGCTTTGTCAGCTTTAGCCACAGTCATTTCAGCTTGCTTGGTGGGTGCGCCCTGCTCGTCAAACAAACTACCTTGCACGCCTTTGGGTTCTTTAGGCTCTACAACTTTAGGTGGTTTTGCAAACTGTCCTTCTGGCAACAAAGTTGTGTATGGCCCCATCTCCATACCAGGCAACTGCATCTGTTGTTGCTCATTGTTAAACTGGTCTATGTTTGCGCTTTGACGATTTGCTTCCGCAGTTAATTGACGGCCTGCCCGTTTTTGCAAAGCTTGCTCGTATTGCTGGGCACGCTCTCTACCTGCACGCCCACGCTCAATTGCCCCAGTAGTTGCGCCAAACGCACCACCACCTACTGCACCACGGACACTAGACTCCATGATGCGGTTCCACTCAGGACTACCAAATATCTGAGGATTTTTACCTACAAAGTTTTCAGCAGCAATGCTAATGGCTTCTTGCATACCTTCGGTAATGCCTTCTTCCCCCGCCGCCGCAAGCATGTTGGATGCAACAGAACGTAGCAATCCTTTGTCCATGCCAGACTTTTCCAATACCTTTTCTACTATGCCCATTTTCATAGGGCCAGTAAGGTTCTTCATTAGATGTGCAGGTAGCACAGAATCTAATGCGGCAGCCCCAGCACCAAACAAAGCAGCGGCCCCAGGAGCTAGTTCGCCTGTTTTGTCATAGATGTTTTGGAATACTTCAGGAGCGTTCTGGGCGTATGAACCTAAAAAGATACCTGCGTTTTGTCCACGTGCCGCATACTCTGCACCTTTAGTAGCAGCCACATGAGCTAACTCAGAAGCAGTAGCACCTGACTCAATAAGAGGCATAGCCGCACGACCAGCCGCAGCAACACCAAGACGGCGACCAACTGCCGCCCCAATACCCCCAGGTATCAAAGATGTTGCAATGTTAGGCACTTGCTCGGCGACATTCTCAAGCACAAACTTAGGTATGTCACTAATACCCTTAACATCTTTTAAACTGCCGTACTGAGGTGAGTAGTATTTGTTTATCTCATTTTGCGTATCTTGCGCTTCTTGCATTTGTTGCTTGGCATAGTCATTAAAGCCCAATGCACTTGCACCCATTGCAGGAATAACATCAGTTAGAGTAGACCCCAACTGTTTAGCGCCACGCATAACGCCACGCTTTAATACTTCGCCAGTAGTAAATTCCTGTTTAGGTAATTCGAAATCATATTTTTTAGCTAGACGATTTAACTCAGAACTTAATTGATCTGAAGTTAAATTATCATCAAATCTAACCTGTCCAAGTTTTGGTAAATCAAGGATCATGTTAATACTCGCTAGAAGACTTTATTGATGGGTCATCGTAATGCAAATAAGAATTGTTAATTGCATGTGTTCTTCTTTCTTGTTGATACCTTGCATTTAGCTCAAAATTGTTCATCCAATTTTTTCCACCTTGGCGTTCTAAGTCTTTCTTTAACGCAATATCTTGAGGTGAACCTTCAAATGCCGCATCTGCTTTAGCCCTAGCTTGCGCTTCTTTTATATCATTGGCTCTACTTTGTTGTTGAACTTTTTGTTGATCTATTATACGTCTAGCTTCTTTATCACCAACTAAAGCACGTAAATTATCATATCGGTATTGTTGTTGCGCATTAAAAGCTTGCTCATGTTGCTTTAATTGCGATTCATGCATTTTCTTATACAAGTCTGCACGGGTAAGACCAAGCTTACCAGACAATATAGCATTCTCTTCAGCACTACGTTGTCTATTAGCATTAGCCATATAGGACACGCCTTGGCTTGCACCTTGACCAATATTAGCCGCAGCATATGGAGATGTGCCACCCATCATACCAAGACCTGCTTGTAGAAGTGCCATGTACTTGTCGTTTTGGTAGTTTTTCTCAACACCTTCTTGGCGCTGCTTTAGATAGTCTGCATACTGTTTAACGTAGTCATCATCAGGACTAACTTCCATGTTAGCGCCAGGTGGGTTATTTTGAATTGGCCCAAACCCTTGATCTTCTGCTTCAGTTGTTGCATCATAATTTGGAGTATTTTGTTGCTGTGGCATTCCAGCTTCTTGATCCTCAGTATCTTGTGTTTGTGCAAATACTGCATTTCTATTAGTTTGTGCTGGCGATATTACAGGTGCAACTGGTTTAGCGGGAACTGCTCCAGCTTTTGCTCCTTGAGCCGCAATATGTGGATTGCCAATATAGGGTTTAGATATGTCTACGTTAGCTGGGTAGCCACCATTATCTGCGGGGGGTGCAGGATAAGGAGGAATAAAAAAGTTACTTAGTCGGTCAAGGAATCCGCCTTTATCAAAATGCACTTCACCACCAGCTTTACCTGCGGGTATGCCTTTAATATAGTCTTTGGTTTCTTTGGGTAGCTTGGACATGTCTGCGCCAGAGGCTAACCACTTATCTGTGTTGCCAGGCCCCCAGTTGTAAGCAATTGCTGCCAACTCATTGTTACCATAACGGTTATGCAATGCACCCAAATACTCACGCCCAACACGTGCAAACTCTTCGGGAGAATTACTGCGTGCGGGTTCTATGCCAAACCCAGGACTTTTTACTGTACCTGGCATGACTTGCATTTCCCCCATTGCTCCTTTTTCTGAAGTCAATAGATTGCCGTTCTTGTCGTAACGCTGCCCGCGACTCTCTTTATAAAGCACATGGTGCAACAAAGCATCATGCTGCTCTGGAGGTGTCTTGTTAATATCTTCTTTAAGCGCATGGTGTGCATTTTTTGCAGCAACACCTGCCATACCCGCTAGACTTTCTATACCTTCTTCGTCTTCAGCTTCGGGTTCTTCTTCAGCTTCCATTTGAGGAGCTTCTTGTTCTTGAGCGGGTGCGCTAAGTTTTTGGAAAAGCATACGCTCTTCCTTGTTCATTCCAGAATCAGAACTATCATCGTCTTCTTCATCGTCATCAGCCTCACCACCATCAGCAAACGCAATAATGCCACCACCTGCGCCAGTCGCAACAGGTAAGTTACTTGGTAGTGCAGGTATGCCCGCAGGTTGAGCCGCTTCAGCCAAAATGCCTTGCGCAACTGTAGGAGGGTTAGGATTAGCGCCAGCAGTCTGCGTTGCCTGCATTTGTTTCTGCTGCTGCAATTTATCTTTAATTAGCGGTATGCCAATATACGCAGGTACAGACCCATCTTGCACACCTTTTTGCAATTCTTGGATTGAAAAAGCTTCAGGTTTATAAAGTAATTTTTGTACTATAGACATGATTATTTACTCATGGTGTTATATAAACCCAACGCCCCAATACCCGCCGTACCCAAACCAGCCAATTGTGAAACAGCACTTGGAGCTGCTTGATACTGAGTTGCAGTCTGTCCAGGAATTGCATAACCACGCAACAATGCGTTGTAGGCATTAAGCTGTTGCATTGGGTACTGTTGCGCATTAGCGTAATTCTGAATACCTTGGTTAATAATATTTTGTTGTTGGGTTTGTTGTTGCGCACCCATTTGATTTTGCAAACCAAGAATACCTGTTTGAGCTGCAAGTTCTTGCCCACCTAAGTTACCCAACTGTGTACCCATACTACCAGCTTGGTTTAGACCTTGCAGTGCAGTATTTACCCCTTGCAATGCAGCCTGATTACCTTGTAGGTTTAGGTTAGCACCAAATTGTTGGTTTTGGTTAGCTTGGTTATATGCATTAGAGTACCCTTGACCGACTAGATTACTCATAGCTAATTGGTTAGCTTGATTTTGTGCGGCTTGTTGGACACCAAAACGTGACCCACCCAAAGCACCAGCTTGTGCGGCCTGTGCTTGTTGTTGCTGGCCCTGTGTAGCTTGTTGTTGTGCTAGTAATTGTTCCTGTGGTAATAGCGCATTCTGCAAATACGGATTCATGTACTGCGCTATGGCATTAGGATCAGTAGCACTAGCTGCATAATTAGCACCCACATCGGCTGCGTTTTGCCCATAGCCTAGACCACGTTGTCCCACATCAGCGGAAGTAGCGGCGCTTGCCGCAGTAATATCTGAACCAGTACCAATTTGCCCAGGTACTTGAAGCTGCCCAGCACCCGCCTGAGATGCTTGCTGCAAAGGGCTAAACCCAGCAATATAGTCTGAAGGATTTTGGCTATACGGATTGTATGGCTTTACTCCAGTTATATCTTGTGTAGTAACTTGATTACCACTTGCATCAGTTGTTGTATTTGGATTTGTATTAAATAGTTGTTGTGTAGCCCCACCTAGTAGAGTTTCTACTTGTGGTTGCAGCCAATCAGGTATGTTTGACTGGGTAATCGTTTGTGATGTGGGTGTACCACCGCCGCCACTGCTCATAATAGCACCTCAACTAAAGTGTTTCTAGGTTCGAAATTGTATCGCTTCCAAAGACGTACGATAGCTGGTCTGCCGTATCCTTGTATCTTTGTTGCGCCACGTTGTTTTAGGATTTGCTTTAACTGCTCAAATGTATTGTCATTTGATATTAATTTGCCCCCAATAGAAGTTACAAACGCAACTCTGTGCAATGGGTAATTAATAAACGACACGGTTGCCGCACCATGAATCTCACCTGCATCATCTACGGCAACCAACAAAAGCCACTGACCCGCAGTTAAATATGACTGGACATGTTCTACTGTATACGATGCAGCCCAATCTGGGAAGTCCCCACCCTTGTCCAAAGCTTCCCTAATAAAAGGTTCTACTTTAGGCCAAAGCTGCTGAACGTAGTTGGTATCCGCATATTGCACAGTTAAATTCATTAGCCACCACCTGTGTCATAGCCTGAAGAAGCCGCAGCTTGTTGCTGCATATTTGTTATCACATTAGCCACAGCAGCAGGGTCAGCATGTTGTGCCGCAACAGCCGCTGCAACAGCAGCAGGATCATTAATATTAATGCCTGATTGAGCTATGTAATTTTGAATATTTTGATCTGTATATGGCGTATACGATGGGCTAGATGTTGGAGTAGGTGTTGGGGTCACCGCACTCGCTACAGATGAGTTTGTATTGGTTGCCCCAGGTAGTGTTGTGATACCTGAACTTGAAGGTGTTGGAGTAGCAGTTGGTGGGACATAGTATTGGACATTACTCATATCGTAATTTCCTCCCAAGTTTTTAGCTACAGTTGCTGCATCAGCTTGGCTTAGTCCATATTTAGTAACAACATCTTGTGGGGTTAAATGCTGTTGATTAATTAATTGTTGCGCCAACGTATAGTTACCTGCTTGATACGCAGCCATTATTGGGTCTGTACCTGTTGTGGTAGAAGTTGGGGTAGGTGTAGGCGTTGGAGTGGGTGTTGGTGTACCTGCGGGCTTAACCACAGTAGACGTAGGAGTTGGAGTGGGTGTAGGCGTTATAGGTTTAGAAACAGTAGTGGGTGTATTTACTACAGGAACTGATGACGTAGTTGTAGATGAATATCTTGTAGGAGTTAGCGTATTTATACCGGGCGTAGTAGTTGTACCTGTATTCGCAGGGGGTGTATAACCAGGAAGATTAACACCAGTATTAGCAAGTAAAGATAAATCAAACCCAGGAAATAGAGCTTGTATCTGGCTAGAAGTTAAATTATTTTGGCTTATTAAGCTATTAAGTTTAGCTGCGTCAATATTAACACCGCCATTAAACGCAGCGCCCAATTGAGATGTCAACGAGCTTGGATTACCACTGCTATTATTAGACGCAGGTGTAGTTATGCCAGCATTATTGTTGTAGCCACCGCCATAACCACCAGCAGCGCCACCATTTTGGTTGCTAGGGCCAAACATAGAGCTATAGCCTTTGCCGAATAGCGAGGCTATACCATTCCCCATTGGGTTATCGTAGGTTGGTTGATAGCGTGTTGGCACATAAGCACTAGGTGTAAACCCTTGAAGATTAGCACCAATACCCGTATTACTAGCTACAGGGTCTTGTTTTATGCTTGCTAATGCTGCGTTAACTTGATCTGCGGTTGCCATAAGGTCTCCTTATGCTGGCATGTATTTGCGTGGGTTAATCTGTGTGCCTTGCTTTGGATTACCAGTACGGGCTTTACGCACCTTGTTCATCATATGGTACAACTGTTTTGCACCAGCATCTGTAGACCCATTACCTAGGTGAGATACAACATCAGCAGGTATAACAAATTCTCCATCTGCCAAACGTGCAGGTTGTTTTTCACCAATAGACGCAGGAATATTATCAGACATGCCATCTCCCGGGCCTTTAAGCAAATGCCCACCATCTGAATAACTACCTAAATGTCCACCACCAGCAAGTGCAGCGATACCACCCTCTGCCATTGTGTAAGGTACATACGTAGATGGGTCATAAGAAAATTTGCTTAATGCACCAGTATATTTTTTCTGCGTGGGAATGCCGTATTTTTTGCGATCCGCATACATGGTTGCCCCAATGCCTGCACCAGCACCTGCTAACATTTTTTGAGGTGTGGATAAACTGTTCCACATATCACTAATACCTGAACCAATACCCGTGCCAGCACCGCTCCCAGCAGCATTTAATTCGGCTGGGCTTGCGGCAGCGCCATAACCCATATCACTGTGCAAAGCAGCGGATACGGCATTTCCGCCTTGTGGCGTGGTTGCAGGAACATTAACATCAGGATTAGGTGGTGCTTCTGGCATCCCAACACCAGCAGTATCTCCAGTTACGGCGGAAGCCCCTGGCATAATGCCACTCATAGCCCCACCAGTTACGCCACCCATTAAAGCACCTTTAAGGGGATCACCGCCTGTAAGCAAAGCACTGCCGCCGCCAACTGCTGCACCAGTCATTACCGAACTTAACAATGCGCTTTCTGCTATGCCGCCATCTGCCATGATTACCCCCTAAATTTGTTCAAGTTTACCATTTAACCTATCTTCCAGCTAGTACCTGTCGAGTAAACAGGCACAGTATTTGTACCGCCACCTACCACGGTTGAACCAAAAGTCGTAGCCGTTGCATCCGATACAAAAGTTCTAGTTCCTGCATTGGTTGTGGATGCTGTTGGAAGGCTGGCTACTGTGGTTATAGCTGTATTGGTGATATATGCATTAGTTAACGTACTTAAAATGCCATTTAATTGATTAAAAAACAAACGTAAAACGTTGGCTAGCCTATCTACATACTGTTTATCGTATTGATCTGGGGCTATAGGCAGATTCGGTACTGCCGGATTAATTGGTTTTGTAGCCATTATCTGCGTCCGTCCTGTCTAATATTAAAGCGTGGAGCACCTAACTGCCAAGTCGTTCCAGTCTTATTGGACTCCATTTTAAGAATCATTTGGCGACCACGTATGCGGGTGTAAACTTGTCCAGTAAATTCTTCTGTGATATTGTATGTAGCAGTGTAATTAACGTTGTTGTTATATGTTTGAGTTGCCCCTGAACCTGAATCGGTCAAAGCATACAAAGTCATTGTAGTGACGGGATTGCTATTGCTGGTAGAACCTGAAAAAGTAAGGTCAGGCAATATCCTATCAACAAATACAAAGTGATCCCCATCACCAATATCGAACTCAGAAGAAGATATATAAGCGTCAATAGCAGCAGGAGTTCCCGTTTCATTGTCATCCACCCCACTCTCTTGGTTAAGCAAATGGCCATTATAGGTTGCGCCAATAGGATTATTTTGAAGCGTAGTATCTAGCCAAGCAGTTCTACCGATTGTGCCGTAATACCAATTCTTTTCAAGATAGTTATACACCACATAACTATTAATTTGTGTACCTGTACCAGATACATAGAACCACCATACTTCATTAAAGCCTTCAACAGTACTGCAATAAACTTGTTGGGTCTGTTGATAATTTAAATTCTGGAAAACAAATCGGCGCAGGTCACAATTAAGTGTTTGTATAGTGCCACCACTATACATATAGAACTTGTCGATACCCATCCAGTACACAACGCCAGACGCAAGCGCCGCAGCATTTGGCCCAATAATAGTGGTGTTTTCGCCTAGTAATTGCGTGCCCCACACATAGGGAGGGCCAAGGTATTGCAATGAATAAACCGCCGCATCTGTCAATACTACAATCTCTTGACGGGTTTGAATGGCAGTCACAATTTGTGAGCCGTGCGATAAGCGCACATCACCTGCTTGATTAGTAATATCTGGATACCATACCAAAGGATTTTGCTGGTCAGACCAACGAATCAACATGGGGTCTAGCGTGCTTGAGCCGTAGTCATTTGTACCAAATACAATGACAAAATTAGATGCATCTGAGACTTGCAAATAATTTTGGTATAAAGGAACATCCATCAATAGAGATATAGACTGCACGCCCGACTGTGACCCACTTGTGTTTATTGGTGTGCCGTTGGCTGTGGCGGCAAGATTAAACGTAGTACCTGAAACATTGACAACATAATATGTGGTATTCGTTGCTAAGCCAGTTGGCAGCGCGCCAGTTGTGCCCAGTTGAATAGAACTGTTATTGGGCAACGTAACATTGGATGTTACTACCGCAGGGGAGGCAATAGTAATAGTAATTGTTCCGCCTGTGGTGTTAAGCGCCACACCTCTAGGGGTGCCTGTACCTAGCGTAGTTGCCGTCCAGTAATAAATACCGCCACCGCGTGGGCCAAAGAGCAGGTTCTGGCCAAAGTTATACGCATTCCACAACTGGAGATTGTTTTTAACCGTTTGACCATAACCCCAAGTACCTGTGTTCCAATTACCTGCGCCCCATCCGTTAGACGGCAATTGATAAGCTGGGCCTGTATTGAGTTGATAGGCGGCAGTAACTGTACCGCCTCCGGGTGAGCCTGAGACATCGGCGGCAGTGGCCGTAGCGGTTGCGTTAAAAGTAAATGAATTGGCTGTCAGTATAGCTACGATCTGGTATTGCTGGTTTAACACCGCCGAAGTAATGTTACCCCCTAGACCCGTAGCCCCACTAAAAGTTACAAAGTCATTGGCTAGAGCTCCGTTTGCGGATGCTGTTACTGTTATAAGCGTTGAACCTAGCGAGGCGGAAAATGGGTTGGTCAGTGTTTGCGTAAGCCGGATTGGGGTGATATCGTAGTAAATGTCGCCCGTTGTTAGGTAAAACTTTAAATTCGTCCCTACGGAGATTATATTTTGTGCAGAAAGTGTGATCCAATTCCAGAGGGAACGGCAAACACCTAAAAATGTGTTTGGAGAATACTGCGTCCAGCCACCAATCTTCTCTGGACTACCTTGACGGAATCTGACCCACTGGCTCTCATACCACCCGCCTTTATTGTAGTAGCGGGTATTCTCTTTGTTAACGCCAGGTTTAAGTACAATTTTAGTAAATGGCATGTTAACCGCCTAAAACAGAAAGGGCGTGTTGGGTTAATTTTATACGTTCATCAAGACCAAATGTACCACCATTTATGCGTTTTGTTAAGCCCAGCCAATTCTCCACCTCGGCCAAATCGTTGCATCCGTGGGTCTTCCAGAACCACCCAGCAGACAAAGCAGCATACATAGGGGTCGCAACAAGTTGTGGGTCTTTGACCATATCTCTCTGGACTGACTGCCCAAAGTGGTAATAGTTATCGTGTCCAGTCAACTGAATACAGCCCCGACCATGAAACCGCCAACCATCTCCTGATTTTTCATCACGGTTTCCCATTCGATTGGCGTAAATTCTGTTGGCAATCTTCTCGGGCTGGTGGGCGTAAAGGGCAAACTCATCGGGTTGAAACTTGTGTCCAAAGAGCTTTTGTAGGGTTTCGGCTCGATAGTTGAGGTTTTCTTCCAGTGTTTTGAAATGGTTGCACTCGTGGCTGCACTGTCCGATAAAAGCTGCCTGCTTCTTGACATCGTTCATCCCAAACGTAGTAAAAGTCGTAGTCAATGGTTCCGACCATTCAGCACCTATCCCGAGCTGGTTGAGCTTCTCAGGGCTTAACATTGACCATCTCCCTTACTTTTTGGTAGGTGTCAATACAGGCGTTGAGCTGGGTGATGGCACGGTCTCCGTCTGCGGCGATGGCGACAATAGCTTCAATAGCCTGTCTGTTAGATTGGCCATCATCGGGGTTCCGATCTCCGGGGGTAGCTCCGGCATCTGCGGTGGTTTGTACGGGACAGCCGGGGAGGCGCAATTCACCAGTACGAACACGCTCGTTAATAGTAGACTGTTTAAACGCAATGTCATCTTTGGCCTTCCGTAAAGCATACGCAGTCTGCGTGACTTTCTTGTTTAGTTCGGCTTCTTTGGCTCTTGCTTCGTCATTAAGCCTTGCAATTTCAACTTGATCTTCTGTAACACGTTCTTGATAACCGTTATGATGTCCTGCATAGTAGACTCCTAAGACGGCGCATATAGCGCCTATGATGAACCAAGGATTGAGGAAACTAAGCATTACTAGCCCTCGCATGTGCCATTCTCTCACGTTCTGCGTCATCTTCCAAGGCGGGAGGAGCTGTAGGAGCAGGAGGAGGTGTCCATCCTGATGGCTGAGATACCATGACAACTGGAGGGGGTGGTGGGGCTACATATGCATCCTTATTGGATTTTGCTGCATTCATCATGTTGGTTGCCTCGTTGGTTAGACCCTTGGTCAATATCCCCCCTATCCCGCCAACGATAAGTAACACTATATCATTAAGCATCTTGGTATAGGCTTGATCTATTGGAGCCATCTGTTTGATAGGCTGAGTGACAAATGTCACTGAATATAGAAGCGCAAAGGTGATGAACGCAAAGATTAGCGTCACCATGATGATCACAAAAGCCCGCACACGGACTTCTATCTCATCGGCAGACAGGCGTTCCTTGGGGCTGTTGAACAGGGCTAATAACAGTTCCTTCAATTTTCTTCTCCAAAACAGGTGCTACAAGATATTCAGGGCAGGTTTGGTCAAACTCACATCGAGGTTTTTGGCATTGAGCAGAGCTGAAATTATCAGGGTTTTGGCAATAATACCTGTAGGTATCGCCACAGCCCGTCAACAATAATAGTAAAAACAAGTACTTCATTTGCTTTCAATCTTTGAAAGAGCTTTGTTGACTCTAATCTCCATCATTTTAATGTCAATGTACATCCAAGATAAAAGCGGGACAAACAACAGAATGACCACCATCAATGCTACGACAACAATGACGAAGAATGAGCGATCACCATCATCATTATCCATATCCACCCTATCATTAGAACTGTAAGCGTTATAGCTATTGTTTTGTCTCGAATCTCTTCTTGACGCTGACGTTTTAGCCATGCCGCTTTCCGTTTCTTGTCTAGCTCTGCCTTTCTTGCTAATGCCTGCTGATTGGCAATGTGGCCAACCATTTTGTTTACACGACTGTACAAGTCTTTCATCTCAGGAGGAACGTGGTACACCATGTACTCTCGCATTTCCTCATTTAACTTTTCCATCTGTAGATTGGCAATAACCAACCTGATTGCAATGTCCTGCCCCTCTTCACCTGTCGCTGTCAGAGCAATCTCTTCTTGCTCTTTTGAGTAGTTCTTTAGGCCGTTGTAAGCATGGAAGAACTTGGTGAGTGCATCTGCGACTTGAGCGTAAATCTGATTCTCATCAAACTCAGGCGCTTTCTGTTTTACTTTCTTCTTCGGTGCTTCTGCTACTTTTACTTCTTGTTTCTTCGCACCAAATAAATTACTGAAGAACCCCCAAATTCCTTTAGCATCTTTTTGAATGCCTTTAACATCTTTGACTACGCCATCAATCTCTTTCTTGGCATCGACAACAAACTGCCGACCCTCTTTGTACATCTCGCACGACTCTTTGACGAGTTTAAACGCCGAAGTTGCCAGAGCGACAAGGGTGAATGGATCAATTTCTTATATCCCAAAGAACTTGTGGAAGAACTGCGCCGCAACCCCTGGCCCGAACATCACCATTGCCATCACAGCATAGATCAAATACTCGATCTTTGTCATGCGCCTTTCTCCGCTTTTCAACGATTGCTCAATGTTGCGGTAGCGCTCATCACAGACTGCAACGTGAACGGCCAAGTCTTTCTCGGTGTCAGACATTGGTTTCAGGTGGAGTTGTTGCCACTTGCTCAGGCTGTTGTGCTTGTGCTTCTTTTTGAACTTCTTGGATCAATTGAAATACTTCTTGGAAGGGTTTAGTTCCCAAGTACGCCATGATGTTGTTCACGAGTGTGGTTGATAAAGTTACTTTGTCCATTTTTATCCTTTAGAAATTAAAATTCCCAT